TAAACAAAAATATTTGTGATAAATTGAATTTGGAATTTAATACTACAGAAGATGATTTAATTCTAGAAGATTTATTTAATAATAGTTTACAGGTTTGGGAAACTAAATCAATTACAGAAAAATTTCCGAATGGAAAGCATTTTCTACCTCTCGCTTATGCACCCGTTTTTAATAAGTATAGAAAATGTTGGAAGAATTTGAAAATAACAATATCAAAATTCTAAAACTACACCGACAAGAAAGAAAATGCGACAATCTTATCCTAAAAATAAAAACGTCGGTCAATATTGGGATAAATCTTGGACATTCTTTTTACACCTTTGAACATTTAAAACGCCGACCTAATCCAAATATTTTTAAATGTTCAAATGTGTATTAATTTCCATTTCAAGTAGTTGTGCTTCGACTTGTTCCGCTTTCCAACGGAAATAACGAGTAATCATTGTATATATCGCAATCCCTATACAAATCATCATAATAATGACTGCAAAATCAATCCAATTACGGAATTGAATGCCGCGTTTGCTCCTAAATACTTGGTTGGATGGTGTCATTCAGATATAATAGAAGGACAAAAAACTATTTGAACGTATAATTTCGCATTTTTAGATACACAATGTCCAAGATTTGTCTTTTCTTGGACAATTCACATAAAAACTAGACACAATAATGTGTATTATTATGTCTCTTACTTTTGTAACTGCCTATATCAATATATACAATAACGCAACACCTTTAGATCGAACAAATAGTTGGCGGTTTGACCATTTCAAGAAAATCGCCATTACAGGAATTCAGTTATGCGTATTTGTTGGTGAAGACGTATATGACGATTTTATTGAGATTACAAAACAATACAGCAATGTTTATGTAATGCCTCCAGTAATCTGGTCTGAATTACCGATTGTCCAAGAATGTGCGAAATATGAGGGGTTGAAATTACCTGAAATACGCCACAACGAGAAGGACACTGCCGAATACATCATGTTACAGAATAGCAAACCCCACTTTGTCCAAGAAGCTATGTGCGAAAATCATTGGAATTCTACCCATTTTGCGTGGATTGATTTTTCAATTGCGCATATGTTTCATAAGTTGAAAAAAAGTCAAGAATATTTGGATTATTTATCGAAACGATCTTGGACAAAACCTTTTTTTTCTATTCCCGGATGTTGGGGCAACAAATATAATGAAATTGTTCATTCCAATTTTCTAAATAACATTCATTGGCGATTTTGTGGAAGCTTTTTCATTGGAGATCGCAGTTCTATGGAAGGATTTGTCCAAGAATTTCACCATCAGTTCAACCGGTATATCGAAACTTACAAAACACTTATTTGGGAAGTCAATATTTGGGCATGGATGGAGGGAAAGGGTAATTGGAACCCAATCTGGTATAAAGCGGACCATAACGATAGTATACTTGTTTTGCACCCCTCTGTGATTGCACAACCTTTGATTATAGACAAGGAGTGTTGTGTCGATTTACCTAAAATGAATGAATATATTCCGTCTTCTTCAAGTTATGTCCAAGATTATTTGGGAAGACATACATTGAACACCCGTTTTGTGAATTATTTCCTAAATCCGAGTGGCTCTTATACTTTCTTGGACAAAACGTCTATTATAAAAACGCGAAATGTGATGTCCTTATTGAATAACAATGAATATAGTGTCGAAAAGTCGATAGAAATGAAGGAGACTACTGTAGGTCTTCCTAAGTTGCTAGATGGATATATTGCAGAAGGTTTAGAGGACATTCGATTGTATAATTTCCAAGACGGTGTCCGATTTATAGCCAGCACCAACAATTATTCGGCGGATAGTCGCATTCAAATGGTAGTCGGAAATTATTTGCCGGAAAGAGGTGAATATTCCGGGTGTACCATTGTGGAAGCACCCGACTTGAAAAGTCGACAGGAAAAAAACTGGACACCTTTTGTTCGAACTGTCCATGATGACGAAAAATTATTGTTTCGCAAAACAACAGTGCGAACAGAGGAATGGTTTATTTACAAATGGTGTCCCATGGAATTGGGTAAAATAGTCGCATATGAAAATGGTATGCGACAGCTAGTCCTTGAAGAACGTATTGAAACTGCCCATATTCCGTGGTTTTGCCGGTTTCGCGGTTCAACACCCTTGGTCGAATGTGAAAAAGGTTGGGTATGCGTTGTTCATTTTAGCGAAGAAGGATCTCCGCGAAAATATTATCACAATTTTGTTTGGTTGGACCGAATTACTATGAAACCCATTCAATATTCTGACCCGTTTTATTTCAAACAAGAAGGAGTTGAATTTTGTACGGGAATGAAAATACAGGACGAAAAAACCAATTGTTTTGTGTTATGGATCTCACAATTCGATCGAGACCCATTGATGGTGATTGGGCGTCCAATAATAGTTCATACTATCGAATAAAAATCGGAATATAATGTAAAATGAGCAAATCAATAATCCAAAATCTGAATGCGATTAAGATAGTATATGATAGTAATAAGAATATTATAACAAGTTGCTTGATTGCAGATCCCAATAAACACATGTTTTTTGAGGTGAACTATAAAACCGATAAATATGTTTCTAGTAAATTGAATGAGGACGATTTCCACGCAAAAATCAACGATTTCCACGCAAAAATCAGCGATTCTGACGATGAGAGCGATTCTGAAGATGATCCTATACTCGCCGCGGCAACGAGCAATGTCCCCGCCAGTAGCACTTCGGTAAGTAATGCCCCCACCGTACCAAACGCGCAAATAACGTTTGGTGGCAAATTTTCCGAGAAATTCACTAGTGGAGTTGCCTTATAACACGCATAAAGAACGAAGATACGGTAGTTCATTCCGTCGATAGACCCGAATAAAATAAAAATAATACTATTCAATAATAATAGTATTATATACACCATCGGACATTCAAATTGTCCCGTGGAATAATAAACAGCCATTAGTTGCTTGTATCCTCACTCATATTTTGTGCTGTAAGAGAAGACCCACTCCCTTTTTTTGTATCAAATGATCTAAGAAATTCCATGGTCTTATGCAACCAAATCCCCATTTGTGCATCGACAACCTCTTTTGAATATTCCACATTCACGTCGGCATTCACATCCAAACGCAAAAGTTTCGCACTTGTATTGTCTAACCAAGCGCAATGATAATCGTGACATTTCTTCAAATAATCCAACTCAATGCTATTCTCGCCGGCACGACGACGTTTTTCCACACGTTGAAAACAAACATCTGGCTGTGCATCTACGTAAATCATACCATCCAGTGTGAAATTCCCTTCATATTCCGAGAAATAGCGCTCATAAATTTCATACATAACCCCGTCAATCAACCCATCGGCGTGTAACATTTTTGCGAAAATATGCTTATCGGCTTCCAATGAACGTTCGCAAATAACACCCTTACAATGAGGATTTTCTCGCATAATACGCTTGAGTTCGTGAAGACGAGTTGTGTAAGCCATTATTTGGAAAGCAAATGCATATCTTGATGGATTTTCATAAAACTTGGCTAAAATGGTGTTTCCATTTTCGTCACGAATTTGTTCCCAAATATGAACCGGCTCCTTTAAGAAGAACCACCCCGAATTTTCTCCTAAATGTGTCTCTAGGTTTTCGAGCAAGGTTGATTTACCCGCACCAATGTTTCCCTCCAATGAAACCAAAATAGGACGTGTAGCGAAAGAAGACATTTCTGTATTATATAAAAAGAGATTGTTATTATATCGTTTTATAAAAACAGTCTAAATCAATTTTGTTATAAGATAATTTACTTACGGTGTGTTTTGCGATGCTTCTTGCCGTGATGTTTCTTGCCGGTAGAACGCTTCTTTTGTGTTTTACCGCGACCCTTCTTTTTCATAGACCTCATAGTTTTAGAAACCATTTTCTTACCGGTTTTCATAGTTTTAGAAACCATTTTCTCGCCGGTTTTCATAGTTTTAGAAACCATTTTCTCGCTAGATCGATATACCTTTTTAGCGTCTTTTAACGCGTCTTTGAACATGTAAGACGGATTGATTGCGCGATTTTTCTTAAACACCTCTTTTACTGTATCGTTCCACCTGGTCATATTATATAATCTAAATAGAAATTATATTATAAGATTATGAATATGAATGAAACGCACCCAGAAAAGAAATTATTGGTAGAAAAAATACCCGATATAATAATCGTAATTGGCTATTTATGTCTTACGATTACATCCATAAGTTTTTTATGGAAAACTTCAATCAATCCAATTACATCGATTCGCAACACATCATTCATAATTGGTTTCGCGTGTGTTGCATATGCACATTACATAATAGTAGAAAGTAATCATAGTTTATCGTTGGACGGATATTTTAGTGAATTGAATAACAACAATTCAGATCTTTTATCCATTTTAAAATTTGGAAATTTATCCATTTTATTTTATGCAACTATTTCTATTATACATAAGATTGTTTCTAATGCACCAGACTTTGATGTGAGTGTTATACAAGAAAATATATTATCAAAACATAAAATATTAGGTATTCCGATTGATGCATATGGAATGTTAATTGTTCACGGACTATTAATATACGCGATATACGTGGATACTGCAATGAATGTATCCTTACCTTTTCATATAATGATCGCTATTATGTTGTATAATACTTATCATACATATTATGATAACTCATCTATGATAAAAAAAATAAGCCTATTTGGAAGTTCAAGCATTGCTATAGGCTACGCGGGTGTAATATTAATTAATTTATTCAAGTAAAGAATCCGGATATTGTTTGCATTCCGGTCCGTTTATGCTCAATTTTCGTCAAGAATTTGTCGAATAAGAGCGTTTTGATTTTTGCCGAACAATACTTTTCCTTCTTTTTCATTAATGTTTCAATATCGGGGTTCTCACCCTCTAATTTCAACACATCTCGTTTATACATTTTTATCGCCGCAGTCTTTTTCTGATGCTCCCAAATCGGTTCTAACGCCAATCCAAAGAGTTGTTGCAATGGTTTCATTAGTTGATTGGTAATATAATGCGTATAATCGATTTGTAATCCGTGCTCCAATATATACTCAGGCGTCTCAATCTTGTCGCCCATGAGAGCCTTTTTATTATTATTTACAACAAACACAAATTTCATACGATCACCCGGTTTCGGTCGATTTCCTGGGTCTCGCTTCCCAATCCTTTCTGCTAAAACCCAATGCCCAATTTGCATTGGATTTTTGTAATCACTGCGCAGAGCCTTCGTTATGGCCAACTTTTCCATGGGAACGGTTCCTGCAATCAAATTGTCCAAAGACTGATAGAGGAAATCAATGGCCTTTTGGATGTTATTTTCCTTCATCAAAATGTTCAATATACCGCCATACGTGTCCTTCAAATAATCGCACGAGTCGCGACGTTTTAAAGACAATCCCATATATTTCATATATCCCTTGTTCGCATCTTCTTCATACAACATTCCCACATACCTCTTCTTAGAAAGCAAGATAAACGGCATCAATGTCTTCTCGTATTCAAGACACTGTGGGGCTTTCAAGAACTGGGTGCATAGGGCTCCCACGTCTTGGGCAATCTCAATAGTCATTTCCAATGCAGGCTGACCACGTATTTTAGCACCTGTATCTGGATCTTCCAAATTGAATGTGAAGAATACGGAGTCAGTATCCCCATATACATATTCCGCATTGCATTTCACCATACCGTGTGATTTCGTATCATATAGACGATTTCCATAAACCTCTTCCACCATACGTTTTGCATACGTAATCATCATACGTCCAGTGGCCGTCGTAGAAGCAGCCACGTCTTGTTCATAAAAGGTGGATGTGCGCGCACCACATTGTCCATAAAGAGAGTTCGCGGTCACCTTATAACCGAGCTGACGCTTGTCCAATATATTTTGCATAAATGGATCGGGTTCAGTTTTGATTTTCTTACGCGTATCTTTACGGGCTTTGAGCAATTCCTCCAAAATTGACGGCATAATCGATTTTTGGTCATCAGGCATTTGCGCCCACCGACACATTTTCTTTCCCGAAATCACCTTTTCTGCACGGGAAGTAGGTGTCTTACGGAATGTTTTGTAAGTGTCGAATTCGATGTCTATATATTGGTAATTGGACATATTGTCGTAAATATATTCACCTTTTGCGTTCTTTTCGCCAGTTTCTTTCACTAAAGTCCCAGTCAAATCATATTCCTTTGTCCAGACCTTACTATCGTGACTATAGTTTTGACTGATCATGGACGATGGATACAGTGAAGCATAATCCACACAAGCAACGGGATTGTCCATATACATGGAACATTTCGGCGGCAATACAATAGCACCTTCATACCCATCGCCTGAACTCGATTTCTCTAAATCGGGCATCAACGTATCCTTTTCCCTGCATTTTTTCGCTACATAACTGGTGAGTTTGATGCCTTGGCCTCGAAATACCAGAAACGATATGGGAACACTGCAAATGCGAGACATCTCCACATATCCTGTGAGTACATCGATTTTCGACATCAAATGATGCACCAGGTTACAATCTTGAATACAATATTTTGCGACGACTGCACGATCTGCATCAGAACCTTTCGATAATCGGAAAATATCTTGGGGTGTGACATCATCTTTCGTCATGCACCAATTGATACTCTTGGTTGTAGTGCTGTCTTGCATTTCCGTCCCCCCAATCACAATGACGTTGTATTTGGAGCCATCTACTTCACGTCCATAATCAATATCCAATACGCGGAATTTCTTACCGTCTTTGTAATAGTCGGATGTGAAACCACTCAATTCAATGTGAATGAAATCACCGGCGTGAAGACCCGCCAAATTCTTGCTAAATAATTCGGTCACTTCGCCGTGTTTCTCGTGAACCACGTGAGCCACGCGTTTCACACTATCGCTAATATATTGACCGGCCACGTCATCGAGTTTATAAGAAGCTAGATTGAAATCACGTCGGAAGTAAGTATACATGTCGATTTGAAGCCGACCCGTTGTTTTGTAAAATCGCAGATCATATTCACCTGTAGCCAACACAATTTTAGTATTTTCAATAGATAAATCTCCATCATCCGAATTTACTCCTTTTGCACAAATCTCACCTTCTTTACGTGATAGTTTCAAGAATTCGCGCTCACAATGGTTTTCTTGTGCTCTGCGAAACATGAACTCATAATCAAACCCGAATATATTATACCCAATAATCACATCGGGATCCTCTTTTTGAATTAGATCACGCCATTGCATAAGTAGATCGTGTTCATTATGTGCGGTTTCAATAACCGCACCTTCTACTGGATCACATCCTCCGAGAACCAAACAATGATTTAGATAGGGCTCGGGTTCTCCATAGCGAAGAAACGTAGAACCAATGAAAGTGACTTGATCGCCTTCTAAACGAGGAAATAACATGGTGAGGACTTCATCCGTGTATTTGATTTTCGCATCACGTTCATATTTTGGCGACAATAATATTTCCGACAACAATAATTTTTCATCGGCTTTATTCATCTTTTTCGCACCAAATTTGGGTTTGGTCCAAACCGGTGCATTTTCAACTTCCGTCGGTTCAGATTCACCTCCATCTCCACTAGTTCCAAGCTGTTGTTTGATTTGCTCAAATACCTCAGCTAAATCGAGCAAATGGGCATTGTCTTCTTCATCATTCGCCAACTTCGCGTTTTTAATTGGCGTTTCTTGGAGAACTTTGATAAGCTGTGCAATTTTTGTCTTTGAAGGCACGTTTTTTGGATACACCACATCCACATCGTCGAATTTATCGTAACCAAAAGCCGTTAATATACAACGTTTTAACAATGTGTTGCCTCGATTCACATCCAATTTTTGAGATGAAGTGTCCATTCGCATAAATACATCCGCAATATTCGTGGCGAGGCGTTTATATGTCTTAATTGGTAATGGGAAATCGCCGTGACTACTACTTGCCTCAATATCAAAACTACATATTTTGTAAGGAACGCGGGTCTCTTTTTCGGGTAATGCGCGAATATTACGAATATCGCAAATGAACTCATAATTACACGTCGTTGTTTTGATTTCCGGTGTTCGTGCTGTCCCTGTATTTACAAATACCCACCCGGAAGGACTGACATTATGAATGTGAAAATACCGCAAAAGAGGGGGGATGGTGCTCTCATATAATTCCAAGGTTACTTTTTTGAAAACAAGGGGTGTTAAACGTCGGTAATTATCCGAATATTTACGCTCTTCTTCCGTCAAATATGTATACCATAATCCACGAACCTTGTTCATTGCCGCAGTATTTTTGAAGGTAATCTTCGCGAACTGATGCTTTTTACCACCACTGAACCCATATAATTTATAATGATCTACGAGCTCAACTGATAAAACAGAGGCTCCGTGATATTTTCCTACACGAGAACGCAAATCGTGTAGCAGCTCCACTACATCTTTGCGCGTCCAATCGTCACCAATCCGCAAATAGAAGAAAGGTTTGTAATTATCTACATAAATACACGCAGTTTCACCCTTTTCGTTAATTCCAAACATTTGGATCACGAAATGACTGGGTTCCGGTGGCTTGTATTGTTTGTTTCCACTTCCAATACTCGATTCGTCCGATTCCACTTCGGGTTTCTTATCGAATATATGGAAATCGAGCAGACGAAATGAACGTCCAGACAATTGGCGTTTGATTTTCACCGTCTTTTTTTGAGAAGGCTCCATAATACAATAAGTCCAAAAGGTTTATTTGGTTTTGATTTAGTTGTTCTTCTTTATACTTATTGCGAATTCATTCAATTTTGTTTCCTAAGAAAATATGACCACACTATATAGTGGTTCTATCATGGATTGTCTTGATTTCTTAGTTGTAATTATATTGTCCTTTTTATGTATGCCTTCTGTATTGTGTCGAATTTTAAAATCTGGATCCAAAATACAAAATGCGATGATTCACGCGTTTATATTTAGCGTGTTGTTATGTCTTTATTTTACTTTGATGGGCGATTCAAATACAGAGGGATTTACAAAAAACGGTCTCCCTGATAATTATTACAAAAATAGTTATGATAAATGTATCCTTAATAATGCACCCCCATTTATGGGATCCATTTCTGATACAGTTAATTATTGCCTAAATAGAATATCAAGTCGTTTCGTAAAAATGAATTAATATGATTTTGTTTAGTAAAACCAAGAATATGCACGACGTGCACTACGAGTCTTTTTCGTATTCTTGGAACCTTTTCGTTTGTTCCTGGTGGACCTTTTGTTTCGTTTGTTCCTGGTGGACCCTCCTCGCCAATGCGGTTTCTTTTCGTGTCTTGATCCACATTTAGCAATACCCCATTTATATATGGACTCTGCTTTTCGTTCTCCGTTATAATATTCAAGACGACCGCCACATATTTTGAACAAAGTTGGAAACCCATTTTGTAATGCTAGTTTTTCTTCGCTATGTGAAAGATGACTTTCGTTAAAGTCTCTGAGTAAATGATTTATATCTTTCCCTTCTTCTTTCGTTTTGTTTGTTTCACCGATTTCGACAAATTCAACATCCACGTTTTTTAAATTACGTCCCATATTTAATTTAATGAACCTTTTCATTTTATCCCATTCCGGTTTTAGCGTTTTACAATGACCGCACCAATCTGCATAAATCTTTCCAATACATAGTTTTTTAGTACCAGAATGTGAAGACGCCATCTTATTATACTATTATGAGAAAGAAGTCAACTGTAAATTTTATGGTTATATAAATATATACGCGATGGCGAAAAAAATTCCGAGTAGTTTTAATATATTACCCCAAGCCATTTATGTTTTCGCAATCACCGTTTTACTCTTGGTGAGTGGGTATTTTTTATTCTGGTTGGGTAAAAATGCGTCTACAATCGAAGACGACATTGAAGACAGTGCGGAAACAGTATCTAGCACAATATACGGTGTAGGAGATGATATTGTTGATTATGTAGAAGAAGGTGGTCATTATGTAGAAGAAGGTGGTGAATATATAGTAGAAGAAGGTGGTCATTATGTAGACGATGTTGAGCAAGACATAGGAATCGAAACCACTATGCCTCCTACTACTATGCCTCCTACCACTATGCCTCCTACTACTGTGCCTCCTACTACTATGCCTCCTATTTCAGATGATTGTCCCAATTTATTAATCAAAAAGGGAAATCAACTTGTTCTATATAACAAAGACAAGCCCGAAAAGGTAGGTGAAAACCCCATTTATTTCAAGAACCTTGATGAATATATTTATTACAATAAGGTCCAGCGTGTGCAAGATGGTAAAAACTGTCCTGTTTTGTATTTACAGGAAGAAACTACTGCACAAGGCGAAGATGTATATAGAATACGTCCAGGTCCATTTCATACACAGGGAGGAGTATACCCGGAACAACAATCGCAACCATCTATGATGAGACACGTTTCGCAATATTTTCAACAAAAGCCAATGCATACTCCTCTTTTAGGAAAACAACTCCAACAAAAAGCTCCTGGTCCATTTAATCGACCGCAACAAAATCATCCCTCTATGGTGCCTTATTTGGACGCAAATCACCAAATGAACCCAAAAGGTTTTTATGGAATTGATCCAACAAATCAATATGTTGGAAAATACACAATTTTAGATGAAATTCACAATTCTACAAAAACGCAAAATTCTGATGGCTTAAGTGATAATCCAATGGATCCTAATTGGGGAGGTGCTGTATTCACCCACAAACAAATAGTGTCTGGAAAATACAGTGGTGATGTAGTGAATCCGAATGTGAATACATTACCAACATCAACCGTTGCACCAATGACGACTTCCGCCGCACCAATGACGACTTCCGCCGCACCAATGACGACTTCCGCCGCACCAATGACGACTTCCGCTGCACCAATGACCACTTCTGCTGCACCAATGACTAACGGAGGGGAAACAACCGATGATCCTATGGACACCAATTGGGGAGGTGCTGAACAAACACGTCGGCACGTCAGTGATGGAAAATACAAGGAAAATAATGTAAAGGTCGCCGTAAATACAGACTAAACGATTGGGGTAGTCACTTCTTCATACAGTAAATAAGAAGCAACATTTTGTGCAATCGTTTTGCTTAATTTCCGCGTTTTTCCCTTGCTCTCGCACACAATAATGCCTAAACAATCTGGATTTTCGCGTAATTGATTCATCAAGTTCGATAAGGATCGGAATTCACGCATAATAGCAACGGCAGAAACCGAACTAATACCCGGTATTTGACACAAAACAATTTCACCTATATTTTCGGGGGTGACATTGTCCTTCTTCACTTTTTTCACAACAGAACAGTAGGGGGCAATCTCTTGACTCCCACCTTTTGTCCAAGGTGTTTTACCACGCGCGATCTCCCTAGTCATTTTGTCCATTGTACCGAGCAACCATTCAGCAGTTTCTTGGACAGAACAAGTTCGTACCACGCTAAAACCTTTGAATACTTGCAATGTAGTCATTGCCGAATACACCATTTTCTTCTCAATGGGATTTCGCAATTGGCTCATCATTCCCTCAATAATATAGACAATATGGTGTGGTTCAATACCAGACGAGTGGATAAGACGATGAGATTGTTCTTCATATCGACCATCTTTAATACTGGCTAAAAGGTCGGATAATGACTTTCTTTCTACCAATAAAACGGTTTTTTCTGCATCATCTGCGATGAGCGCGTCACCTAAAGGAAGAACCTTACTGGATACTATATCAGAATTCGATTGTGTAATACATTTATCGCGCAAAGACGCCTCGCGTTCGTCCAAGATGAGTTTCATAATGTATTGTATATCAATACATTACGAGTTAGTTATATTGTTTTCCATATGTTTATTTAGATAGGACCAGGTGCAACACTCCACATAGTGCCCGGTATGGTAAAATAAATACCAACATCAGGACGAACACCGACAGGACGAGATTGTTTGACATGGGGGTTCACTGTGAAACGAAGACCACGGGGAATACCGTATAATGTGTTGCTTGTTCCACTTGTTCTAAGAGCAATTGGGAAATTATAATCTTTTCCAACACTTGGTGGGAGACCAGCTTTGTTGGGGCCTCCACCTGTGGGTAAATTAGTGATGCTAGCAATAGAGCTAGTCATTTTAGATCCGGAATATACCATTTTGTCTGTTTATATACTTATAGCAGACAAAAATATTATATGCATAAAATTTATTCTGAAACCACATAAACAGAAATCGACAACTATATTCATACCGTATTCATTTTATTTGACGAATAAAATGAAGGCTCACACACGCAATCATCAAGACAATGTTACTTCCCGTAATCTGACGTTATTGGATGACGATATTCGTGTTGAAAAAAATGCACAAGGAGTAGAAACATTTGTATTTGACCCATATAATCCCCTAAATAAACTCATTACGAAGGATGAGATCCAACAACTATTGGAAACTTACGGAATTACAACACCTGTTCAGAATTACGAATTATACCGACGTGCATTCATTCATCGTTCTCATTTGAAGCGTCCCGATTTGGAAAACAACCAAAACAATGTGGTGATTGTGCCTAAACCGGCCGAATGTCTCCAATTGAATAGTAAATCAAATGAACGATTGGAATTTATTGGCGATGGTGTATTGGAATGTATTACTAAATATATATTGTATCGTCGTTTCCCAAAAGAAAATGAGGGGTTTATGACGGAAAAGAAGATTGCGCTAGTCAAGAATGAGGCGATTGGTCGAGTTGCATACGAAATGGGACTGCATAAATGGGTTGTTTTATCGAAACACGCTGAACAAAAACAGACGCGCACCAATTTGAAAAAGTTGGGGTGTCTTTTCGAGTCGTTTTTGGGAGCCTTGTTTCTTGATTTCAATAAAATTAATGTGAAGGATGAAGAGGGGTGGTTTGATCATACTTTCTTGACTGGTCCCGGCTTCCAAATGGCGCAAATCTTCGTGGAAAATATATTTGAAAAACACGTGGATTGGATTAATTTGATACGTAATGATGATAATTACAAGAATATTTTACAAGTGCGCATTCAAAAAGAGTTCAAGGTTACACCGGATTATATGGAATATGCACCTCACGATGGCGACGAAGGATATCATATGGGTGTCTATTTATGTTTGGGACAGCCCATTCATTCCGTTTCACCCAGTCAAGCAGTGAAAATATCGGACTTTGGATCTTTCGCAGATGTGCATCAATATATGTCTGAACACGGGAAATGTTTCATTATGCTGGGATGCGGAACACATAAAATCAAGAAAAAGGCTGAACAAATTGCCTGCGAAGAAGCTTTGCGATAAGCGAATTCGTTAGTATATTATTATAAAATTGATATGCTTTTTATTTTCATACCAATTGTATCCCCCTTTTATTTTATCCCACATTATTTTCACCATGACGGAATGTCTTGTTGATAATTTTCGATTCTTGCCTATGGATTTGCAACATATTGTATATCATTATGTAGAACCAGAAGTCGATCTAGCGGTTTTGTTTCCTACAGACGATCATTTCTATAATTTTCTATGTGACGTGGCGTATGAATATCAAGGTCATGCTGTGGAAATCATGTTGGATGATTTTGCGGATTGTTTCCCCCATATGGGAAATGAACATTACGATATTCTGTCGCGCTTTACCTATTGCTATAAGGAACGTGTAGAAGGAGGCCGTAAAATATATCAATATGATGCCTTGGATAATTTTGATTACATTGAATATGCAAATGTTTTGTATGAATTATTATGCCCTATGCTTCGATCGTCTGAACATAGTCACCCAATATATGACTTGGTGAAAAAATACATACAGCGTTATGAAAATGCGACAATGGAAGAAGAGTAAAAACAAAACGAAACAAATTTGATTGTATATTTTGTATTTTTCTTTTTCTAGGTCTTCGTTTGTGCTTGTGATTATATTATGCGATTATACTATAATACAACATCTATTGAAAGATGATGATGCGAACTTATTTAGAGAATTTGAAACAAAAACCCATGCCGAATAAGAAATATAAAAAAGGGGTAGAAGTACATTTTGATAATGTTGCGGAAGAATCAAAACCAGAAAAAGAGGACAAGGATGAAAAGGAAGACAAAGAAGGAAAAAAGGATGAAAAGGAAGACAAGGAAGAAAAAGAAGAAGGAAAGGAAGAACAGGGTAAAGAAGGTAAATTGGTTCCGATTATGGTTGCAGATCGACGTGAAACAAGCAAACTTGATCGCGCAACCATATTAAATACATTGAAAACACATAATGTGTTCGGTGTTCGCAAAGCAGATCAAATGTCTGTCTTAGCAGAAGAAGAACAAGATGAATTGGCGGATACAGTAGAACCTCCTTTAAAAGACGTGGTTGATACATTGGTTTTGAAAAAAGACGTTGTTGTAAGGAAACCAAAGAAAACTGACGTAGATGAAGATATGGATAAACCAAAATCCAAACCAAAACGTGAAAGGAAAAAACGCGAAGAAGCGGTTTTAGAAGAAGCCACAAAACGACCAACTATGCCCAAACACGGTCATATGTTGAAAACGTCGCCACATTACATGAACAATCGCAAAATGTTTATTCAAAAATTGGGCCCTATGTTTGCACAATACAAAAAGGAATTGTCTGATACAACGAAAAAGGCGTCGTGTGACGATAGTGGGTCACAAAGTAATGCTGAATTTAAATTAATGGTTCATCAAAAGGTAGTTGCTGACTATTTGAATTTATATACACCCTATCGTGGACTCCTTTTGTATCATGGTTTAGGATCAGGTAAAACATGCACATCTATAGCCATTGCAGAGGGAATGAAATCCATGAAACACATTTTCGTGATGACGTTGGCCTCTCTGAAAGCCAATTTTTTTGAGCAAATGAAAGTGTGTGGTGACCCCATTTACAAACTGAACCAACGTTGGAAATTTGTTTCAACTGATGGAGATGCAGATGCAATTCCACAATTAGCACAAGCCCTTTCGATTTCGACGAAAACTGTGCGCAAAAACCGTGGTGTTTGGATGGTCGCATCAGAAGAGGTGCCTGACTATGTAACTCAAGACAACACGAATCATCAACCCACTGATTTTGCAGATTTAACCGATATTGAGAAAAAAATGGTGAATTCGCAATTGGATGAGATGATACGTGCAAAATACACGGATTTAAATTATAATGCGCCCAATCTCAGCGATAAGATAAATGCGTTGCCTACATCTGGCTCAAAAAACCCGTTTGATAATAGCGTCATTATTATTGATGAAGCCCATAATTTTGTGAGTCGTATTGTGAATAAATCGACCGGTGCTCAAAAGAAATCGATTTCGTATAGATTGTATGAAATGTTAATGGGTGCGACCAACGCACGCATTGTTCTTTTGTCGGGAACACCTATTATCAATTATCCCAATGAAATCGGCATTATGTTCAATATTTTGCGCGGTTACATAAAAACTTGGACATTTCCAGTTACGAGATTAGAGGGTGCAGGTGAAACCAATCGTGAGAATTTATTAAAATGGTTTGCTCAAGATGGATTAAACCGCTACGATTATGTAGATTTTAGTGGAGACAAATTGACTATCACACGAAATCCATTCGGATTTGAAAATGTGTTTAAAAAGGGGCGTGAAAATATGAAGCGCGGTGGAGGGAAACGCAAAGAAGGCACCAAGAAGCGGAAGCAAAAACAGAAAAAAAATGCGAGAAAAAGTCCCAAGAAGTCACGCACTGGTATTTTCGAAATCAAAAAAGGATTGTTGGTTTTACGTGACCCAATCGAAGGTTCTACCTTGGACGAAACTGATGAAATGCGTCAAGAACGTATTCACGCTCAACGCGAAGTGCAAATGGGAGGCGGATTATTCGAAGAATATGCCGGTGTAGAATTGGATGAAACTGGAAATATGAGCGATGCTGATTTTAAAAAGACAGTCATCAAAATGCTTGCGAAACATAAACTGAAAACGGAGAGCGCCAAAGTGAAAATGGTGCAGAATACAGCTCTTCCATCAGTTTCCAAAGATTTCTTGGAAATGTTTGTCGAATTAGGCGCGAAAACTATGAAAAACAAGGATGTTTTTCAACGACGTATTCTTGGACTGACTTCTTATTTTAAAGGTGCAGATGAGAGTCTTTATCCCGAATATGTATTGGACAGTGACGATGACGAAGAGGATGAAAATAGTAAGGATAATATTTATCACATTGAACGTGTTCCTATGAGTGAATACCAGTTTGGGCTATATGAGACAATTCGTGATGTTGAAAGCAAACGTGAGAAACAAAATGCGAAAAGTAGAGCAAAACGCGAGAAACAAGGTGGAGCAGAGGAATTATTCAAAATTGCATCCACATATCGTATTGCATCGCGTATGTGTTGTAACTTCGCATTTCCCGATCCACCAGGCAGACCACAAAAACGCAAGGGAGAAAAAGGTGGAGAAGAAGATGTGGAAGAATTGGAAGATGATGATGATGATGCAACATCTTCGCGCAAGAAATTAGGTGGAGCTCTCGAAGAAGAGGATGGAGAAGAGGAAGAAGAAGATAAGGGAGAAGAAGAAGATAAGGGAGAAGAAGAGGAAAAGGATGGAGAAGAGGAAAAGGATGGAGAAGAGGAAAAAGAAGATAAGGGAGAAGAAGAAGATGAAAAAGAAGATAAGGGAGACGAAGAAGAAGAGGAAGATAAGGACGGAGAAGAGGAAAAAGAACCCAAACTATCTCTTTCAGACGAAGATGTTGAAATCCAAGTCCAAGATTTTTCCGAAGATATAGAAATTCCCGAAGAAAAAGAGGACAATCAGGATTATTCCAAGAGAATACAACGTGCTCTCCAAGAATTGCAATCTCGTTCCGATGAAATATTCTCACCAGCCGGTCTTCAAATGTATAGCCCCAAATTCTTGAAAATCATGGAAAACATTCAAAACAAAGACAATGAAGGTCTCCATTTGATTTACAGTCAATTCCGTTCCATGGAAGGTGTTGGTATTTTGAAATTGATATTAGAAGCCAATGGTTTTGCCGAATTGAAGTTGCATCGTTCTGGAGGTGAATGGGATTTGGATGAAAAGGAGGGCGACGTCGGAAAACCCAAATTCGCATTGCATACAGGAACGGAGAGTGATGAAGAGAAAAAGATTATCCTCAACATCTATAATTCAAAGTGGGGAGAAGTTCCGTCCAAGATTGTTTCCAAATTCAAAGAACGTGGCCACCAAAACAATTTTATGGGAGAAGTTGTGCGCATTTTGATGATTACTGCATCAGGAGCTGAAGGTATTAATTTGAAAAACACACGTTTTGTTCACGTGGTGGAACCCTATTGGCATCTGGTGCGTTTAGAGCAAGTGATTGGTCGCGCCCGTCGTATTTGTAGTCACCAAGATTTACCCCCCGAATTGCGAACCGTGCAAGTATTTTTGTATATTGCGACTTTGACCGAAGAACAGAGTAAAAACGAGAAACACGCTGAATTGCGATTACGTGATACAAGCAAACTGACGAAAAAGTTGTCTTCGGACATTGATAAAACGTCTCTTCTTGGAATCTATATTCGCACATTGAAGGATACTCCTGGTGTGGTGACTACCGACCAACAATTGTTTGAAAATGCATTACGAAAAGATTACGTAAATGCGCAAATATTGAATGCGGTCAAAGAAACTTCTATGGATTGTCGATTATATAGCGACCAAAACAAATCGGAAAACTTGGTATGTTATAGTTTTGGCGAGGTCACTTCCAATGCATTTGGATCTTATCCAACGATTGCAGAAGATATGAACGAAGCCTCGGTAAAAGGAACCCGTACAACCAAAACCAAATTTATTTCACTGAATTACAAGGGTGAAAAATACGCGAAAAATACTAGAAACGGATATTTGTATGAATTCGACAAATACAAAGAAGCGGAGGAAACGGGTGTTGAAATGGGAGAACCAATTGGACGTATTGTTACAAAGAGAGGCAAAGAACAAGTAGAATTATTTTAGAAAAAATATAAAAAATGGCTATTATGTTATATAATGGGAGAACCCGCTTTTGAAATGGAACCAGGTTATTTTGATGATGTCCGTACCTTTCTATGCGAAACCGCCACCTTTACGTGGAATTTAATTGGATATGTATATAAATACATCGATGAAAACGATTTCAAATTTTAGATATTTTCTGAAAAATAATGTATTGGATAAAATGTCCCAATACATTATATATTATTATGGAAAAATACCCGAATTTGTTTCAAGCATTCACGATCGCAATATTATGTGTAAAGATCGCATTTATAACGTGCTCAGTATTGGCGTTTTACACAAAACGTAATAAGGAACTTAAGACATCCGACTTTTGGTTGGGGTGGAAACATAAATTCCATATTAGTTTTTCCATTATGATGAGTGTATTATTGGTGTTGTTATTTAGTAACTTATTGAATAAAGGAACGGTTTGTATCGACGGTCATCTGAAATTGTATTTATCTACGTTTGGAATACTATCGCTTTTCGATTTTCTACACGAATATAATTAGTCGTATCTGATAAAATATAGCGTATATAGTAAAATGATCTTTTCGAAATTATATAATCTTTGGTTGTCTTTCTTGGAATGTATGGGAAAAGATGCAGATGTAGAGGTAGTAGAGAATATTCAAACATTTGGAATTATATAACAATAATATATAATTTAAATGTTTTTGTTCGATTGCATTCATAGTTGTAATGTATTTACGAATGATGACTATAAACAACTAAAGGAGAGTTTAAAAATAGAAACACGTGCGAGAGAACATCACTCCAATCTTATACAAGAATTGTCTAAAAAAAATAAAATGAATATCATTCATGAAGAGAAAATGAAAGGAACAAATGCAAAGGAAATTCGGTCAATACAGCGCGAAGATTTAGTGAATGAACTAATAAAACATAATGCATCTAGTGATATGTGTGAACTATTAAATAAAACATATGTCAAGCAATTGGATGATTCATGGGCGATGTCCAAAGATGAATTTTCAAATATTCTAAAATCTTTGCCGATTTCTAAGTCTGATTCGGAACAATTAATGACTACATATAAACAACAACGTGCATCTGAAGTCCCTCCTATAAATGAGAACAAATATGATTCTTTACTTTTCTTATCTGATATAAATCAAACAGAACTTAACGGTCATGTCACAAATAATTGTTTTCAAAATAAAACAATTGATCTAAAGAAAATTATAAATCATTTGAAAAAAACCGAGAGAATGGATATTATTCTGTATAACAACCGAAAATTTTTCCATAAACAAAATACTATATATTTCGACGATGAAGATCATAAAAATGATCCAAAATTGGATGTTTTATACAAAAGAATCAATGATTATTATTTTGTATCGAACAATGAATATTTTCAAAAATGTTCTGATTATTATTTTAAATTATATTCGAATATTTTTGCACTGTTCGACTTGCATCAAATTACAATGAAATATCATTCTGGATTTTCAACCGATTCGGAAACCAAAATGTCTTTGAATACAGGGCCAGTGAATGCAGGTGGTTCAATCCAACAATCACAAAAAAATGATGCGGACAAAGACATTACCATGTTGTTTGAAAAAAAGGAATGTAAAATCGATTTATTAAATAGGTTTAATGAATGTGCAAGCGAATATGAAGAAATAAAACATTTAAAAGATAAAATGCCGCCAAATTTAAAGAAGCCCATGTATCATATTCCATCGAGTATTTTGGGTTTGATACGGAATTATCTTAACCATAAATTAATAAAATTCGAACAAGAACAAACGATTGAGAATACAGATATAAAGAAAGTAGAATGTTCTTTAGATGCGAAATTCGATTTATCTACATCATTGGGTCTGTTTGGTAGTCAGAGTAATACGAAATATATACTTCAAACGGTTATTTACACAATTGATTTTTTTCCCAATATTCCTACTGAATCAGAACAACCATTATGTGCAGTTTGTGGATCGTGTTCTACAGATAATGTGAGTAATTCACAAGAAAATACAGTGTTACTAAGTCATCCCACTTCACCAATATTCACGAATAGTAATCATATGGAAACCGAAATACCGGTTACATCATCGTGTTCTTCACCCACTATGGAAAGGTCACCCACTATGGAAAGGTCACCCACTATGGAAAGGTCTGAACCTGAAAATATTCAAGAAATTAAGTGGATTTCTGCATCTCGATATGACGATATTCCTGAAAATGCGATTAGTCCGGGTTCTAGCAAAAATGACGGTAAGGTCTATGTTGGACGAATTAATATCGGTCCAGGAAAAGTAAATTTAGACAAGGGTAAGGTTTGGAATTTTTGGGTTCAAAATACAGGATCAAGTCAATCTGGTCAAATATTAGTATGCGACTACCAACACAAATGGGTTAGAATTACCCGAAATGAACAAATACCCGAAAATGCTGTATATAGTGGTAAAGATAGACGAAATGATCACGTTTGGGTTGGTAGATCAGTCGATAATGAACCGGGCAAAATTACTTGCATAAATAACAATGAACAACCATTAAAAATGGCGAATTTATGGTGCCATAGTTCTTGGGGTAGTTTCCAAACGGCCTATATTTTAACGGTTGTCGGATGCGAAGAACAGACTTATTTAAAAATATTGCCGTCAGAATAATTCACCCATCGAGACCGAAAAAGAGAGAGGCCTCTAAAGGATATTTGAAGGATTTGTTATTACATCTATATTTACCGTAAGGACAAATAAATAGGAGAGGCACGATCGAGATAATAGCATATTTCACGTAATCGAACTTAGCCATTTTTTTACATATAATAACATAATTATTTTGACGCCATTATTACCAGTTTATACCGTTGGAAATCTTCAATCGTTTAATCATATACATAGATAAGTGAAAGCAAAATAACTCGTCCAAGAATCAGTCCAACCAAGTCAATTATAAATCTGGATATAATTTTAATACCAAAAATCGTCTCTAAAATAGTTTTAATTAAATTTGCAAGTATTAATGCAATGGCGCCCGTGTAAGCGGCTATAAATCCAACATCTAATAAATTATTTGGGATAAAATGTTTAAGATAAGTCTTTAACGCATCGTCTCCTGCGAGAAATAATCCCCCGAAAATAAAACTAAAGCTCGTAAAATACACAAAGGGGAATACCAGATCTAACACAACCTTGGATTTAATTGTGAATATGCCGCGGGGTACAATTTGCGAGAGTATCCAAATTACCACAACGGAGGAAAGGAGAATTCCATTGAACCGTAAAAACTCGTAACGCGCAGATTCTTTGCTCTTTACTTCAGTATGCATCCTATATTATTAGAACAGATATTATAATAATAATTTAAGTAAAGTTGTAAAAACGTCCATTTTGAGACAATTCATACATTACTCACCCTATACTTTAGCTACGCTACGTATAGTGTATATGGAATAATTGGATAATCTGGAATTATATAGTGATATTATAAGCAAGAATAGTATGAAAGACAAACTCAATATCCCACGCAAATATAATCCGAGCTATTTGTCCAAGAAAGACCGAACAAAACAGGATAAGAATTTACGTAAATCACGGCGTTTATACAAAAAAGGAGTATTTTATAGCCGTCCCAAGGTGAAAACATTCAAATCACGCAAATCAAGTCATTTGAAAAAAGCAAAAGAAATGTATGGTGTATCAGAAATCAATTCTACAAAAGAACTGTCCAAGAAAACACAATGCACACGCAAATCGCTGGAAAAAATCATAAACAAGGGTCGTGGTGCCTATTTTTCAAGTGGATCTAGACCCAATCAAAGTGCAGAAAGTTGGGGAATTGCACGTTTAGCGAGTTCTTTGACCGGAGGTAATGCGGCCATTGTTGATTACCACATTTTAAAATCTGGTTGTAAATCAACGAGTAAAGCTCGCAAATTGGCGAATAAAACATGTAAAAAACAGAACAAAAAATGTATTTAGTCGTAAATATCTCATTATTATATACATAATAATGAGATGTGATACAATATTTGGATATGGTTCGTTGGTAAACGATAAAAGTCGACATAAGACTATCAGTAATCGAAAAACAAAACGAATTATTCCAGCATATATAGATAAACGTTTTGGTTATACAAAAAAATATAATGTGATTCATAAAAAAGAAATAATGTTAGGATTAGAAGAGTCAAAAGATAGATCAAAAGACGTGTTCGGATTGTTATTCGATGTAACCAAGAAAGATTTGAATAAATTATCTCGTCGTGAGGGGCGTTATAAATTGAAGAAAATTCCAAGCAGGTATTTGAGAACAAGTAAAGGTCGAAAGCGCATAACATTAAAGAATGTATGTACGTTTGTCCCAAAGCGAAAATATCAAAAAACAAAAAGAAATAAAAGAAATATATCTATAAATCCGGAATATGAAAGCACTGTAATAAAAGGATTTCAAGATTATGAATTACCATTGTTTCGAATAAAGTAATAATGTATTTAGTCGTAAAGATAAAATTGATATAAATATATATATAATTATTGCATACAACCAATTACAATGTCTGTGACTACACGAATTACCATTCATAATATCGGAAATATTTTGAGAAATGTTATTTCTCGAAATTCGAACACTGTGGTCCCTCTTGGACGATGGGGAATTTCAAAGAATGAAAATGCGCGCAATTTAACCGTTGATTATTCAAATGAAGATCATTGTGGCTCTTGTAATTCTTATATGCTAGAAAAAATGGACATCAATAATAGCAAGTCGCCTGATGACGAAATGTTTTATTATGAATATGCTAATATGAATATAAACTCTCAAGGATAAAATTGATTGATAATTTTATTTTATTTCAATCCGTATATTGAAAGACTTTATACAATGAACATCGCAAACGACGAACTAATCCAATCTATTCACAGATTTTGTTGTACCAATTTAACAATAAACCAGATTGATACACAAATTGCTCTTTCAACAAGAGACATCAAATCTGCGGTGGAGACGTATAACACAATAAAACAGGCGGAAAATGAAAGTTATGTTCAATTTGGATCCGATGGGGGTGGATATACGGGATATTATTATTACAAACATCAACATATTGTTTATGCGTTTCGGACTTCAATTCAGAAAATAAACGGGTTTTATCTGATTACCGATAAGTGGGTAAATAACAATCAAACATTTTATAACCGTTTATTTTCAGAAACGCCCGATTCTTATTAGTAGTCAATATTGAATATTTTTTATGAAAAATACTTAATGAGTGTTCACGTGGATTATATATAACGTCACCATGCATCGCTTACAAAAAGTGATGTTTGAAAGGGTTAAGAAGCTTGTTCCGAAAATTAGTGTAACGGAAATGATCGCTTTGCAAAGTGGAACTACGTCCATTGACCGCGAAATTTTCCAAGGTCTTGTGAAACCATATGCATTTAAAAAACAAGACGCGCGTATTTTTAGCGACAAAGAGGTTTCTGACTTGGTGACCAGATTTCCGAACCAACACATTTATCCATCCAATGAATGGAAGTCATTATTGGAATATATGGGTACACGTGGTTTCTTTTCCTTTTTAATTCCGCATAATTATGGCGGCCGAAAAACATCAGTCAGTGAGATGTCGGATATTTTAACGTATATTACTTCGGTCAATCCATCGTTGGGCGTGGTGACTATGGTTCCCAATTCGTTAGGTCCAGCTGAGCTACTCCTTCATTATGGTACTTATGAACAAAAGAATAAATATTTGCCCCAATTAGCAATTGGTGAAAAAATACCCTGTTTTGGTTTGACTGGTCCTCATAATGGTTCTGATGCGACAGGTCAAATCGACACTGGTAAATTGGTATGGAACGAAAAGGGTGAAATTATAATCGAAGTCACGATCAAGAAACGTTATATTACGCTTGCGCCTGTTTCGAATTTGATTGGTTTAGCTATTCGCGTAGAAGATCCAGATAATATTTTACCTCACCAGAAAATGGGTGTAACTGTAGCTCTTATTGAACGCGGTCATCCTGGATTGAAACAAGATTATTATCATAATCCATTGGACACTGGATTTCCAAATGGTATGTTGGAAGGAACTATACATATTGGAGTAAATCAAGTCATTGGAGGAGAAGAGAGCATTGGCGAAGGCTGGAAAATGTTGATGGAATGTTTGGCGGCTGGACGAGGAATTTGCTTACCCGCCACTGCGAACGCCTCTTCCAAGGTGGCGACTTATTCTATGTATTTATATGCGAAACATCGACGCCAATTCAAAATGAGCTTGCTTCAAATGGAAGGTGTAGAAAACAAACTGGCGAATATGGTCTATAATACGTGGGCAATCCAAGCAAGTGTTTTTGTAACCAACCAATTATTAGATTCCGGTGAAAAACCGTCCGTCATTAGTGCAATTATGAAAGAACAAACGACCGAACGTGGTCGACAAGTGCTGCAAGATGGTATGGATATTCACGCAGGGTCTGCTATATGTAAAGGCGAAAACAACATTTTAGAGAAATTCTACCGCAATGTTCCTATTGGAATTACGGTAGAAGGAAGCAATGTATTGACGAAAAACCTTATCATATTTGGTCAGGGATTGAATAAAAGTCATCCTTTTATTTATCCTGTTTTGAATTCGATTCAGACAAATGATTTAGGAGAATTCAACAAACAGTTCCGTGGAATTTTAGGACATTCCCTGGACCTGTTTTTTCGTTCTTTCTCTTCTACCCTCTTTTCCAGAGATGTTTTAGCGACACAAACTCTCCAGTTCGCTTGTTTAGCCAATTTTGTCGCATTGAAAGGAGGTGCGATTAAAAAAGAACAGAGTTTGTCTGCAGATATGGCGTCGATTTTGTCCAATCTATATTTGGCCCATTGCGTAAATATGTATGAACAAGAATTTCATAGTAGCACTTTGTTGCGTGATGCAGTGATTACCAAATTAACAAACGAAAATAAAGATGTATTTCGCAGGGTTGTTCATAATCTGCCTTATACCGGTTATTTATTGCGATTTATGTGTAGTCCAAAGAAGGAGAATTATGGTTTAAATCGTGCAATTATGAAGGAAGTTCGAACAAGACCGCATATTATGTGGAAAATCAAGGAAAATATTCATATGGACGGCGGTCTCAAATTATTGGAGGATTTGGATGTTATGGAACCGGGCACGCCAAAATATAAGGAAATGTATGATGAAATGGTTCAGGTTGGACGGTTTCCTGTCGAACAGGTTTAATCACATCCTTTTATTATTTAACTGAAAACAAAATATAAAAACAAGTGCGTTTGTTTCTATATAAATCGATACATCCGCGATGAACGAAGAAAATAATGTTCTTACCATCAAAACGGTTCAAATTCAACCCATTCGTAATATGATTACTGCAATCAAAGACATTTTGACCGACGCAACGATTACTTATACTAAAAATGGATTGAAAATTATCAATTTCGACAAAACACATACAATTTTAGTGAATGTGATTTTGCACGCCCATAAATTCGAACACTATTTGTGTAATCCCGATAAAATCATTGTGTGTGCGAATACAATGCACTTGTTCAAGGTGATTTCCACCATGTCAAATGACGACACTCTTTCTATGTACATAGACAATGATGATTATCACGACGGTATTGTTTCTCATTTAGGCCTTCAATACGACAATGGGGATATTAAGCAATGTTATAGTCAAAAGTTGCGATTAATTGAGCCCGATACTGAGGAATTGATGGTGCCTGATGTGGAATATTCTACTGTGATTAATTTACCAACTGCGGATTTCCAGAAAATCATTCGTGATATGAATGGAATTTCTGACCGCATTGAAATAAAATCCGTAGGCAATGATTTGATATTTTCGTGTGAAGGCAATTTCGCCAGTTCTCGCATTTTCCGATCCGAGTCCGATGGGTATATGGAGTTTATTCAAAAGCCGGATGCGTCCGTTATTATTCAGGGTGAGTTTTCATTGAAAAGTCTAGCGCATTTTATTAAATGCACGCCTTTGTGTAGTCATTTAGAAATGTATTTGGGGAATGATCTCCCTCTTATTGTGAAATACGATGTGGCTTCCTTGGGTGAAATCAAGTTGTGTTTGGCTCCTTTACCTCCTTGTTAGATATTTTATATGCCATTATATATTATAATATAGAATGGCGGAAGAACCAGTTTATAAATCACTTGGTATAGATGACAAGACAGTAAAGGGTGAACGTTCAATAATGGGACATATGAGTGGGATTATTAAAGCTCCGTCTCGATATATAGTAGAGAAAGTAAACCCATTTAAGAGTAAAAACCCTGTAGAGAATTTAACAAGCGGAAAACGCGATGAGTATAAAGCATTTATGAGTAAAAACCGAAGTTTGCGAAAAGATGACCAGGAATCATTACTAAAGAAAAAATTTGAAAATGTTCCTAGTGAAGAAGACCTTAATGCTGATAATGTCTATTATAAATTCAACCCTGATGTTTCCGGCAGTACTGAGATTCAATATCTTGGAAAATATGAAAAAAAAATTCATGCCATGACGAGTGGTCGGATGAATATTGACATCATGGAGCAATACCCTTTTCTGAGCATACCAACACATAATTACATTTTTACAGATATGCATGATTCTGAAATATCCAGTTTAAACGACATATACACATTAAAGAATGGTCAAGAGTTAACGGAAAATGATAGAGCAATCATGAAACCTTATGTTTATAACGCCGATTATCAACGAAAAGGTGGAAAACGCGCTACGAAAAAGTTACGTCGAAAACGTGCTATGAAGAAATCGCGACGTGCGTATAAACATAAGTCCAAAAAAATGAGGGGGTCACGCACAACCAGAAAGAGAAGATCATAAATATGTAGACAATAATAATTATATTGTATTTATTCAATATGTCACCATTTTATATAATAAATATATAATGGTAAAATTAGTAGTTATTCATATAGGCAAATGCGGAGGCAGCACCGTAACCACCGAACTAATTAAGCACAATATTCCCTTTGAAAAAGTGCATGTATCTAAAGCCACATATGATCCGTCCAAAAGATATGTGATTGTTACACGTAACCCTACACAGCAATTTGTATCTGCATTTAACTGGCGATTGCACGTTCTTACATATAATGAAAATAAATTAAAAAAGAATGAACATGAACATAAGCTACTTTTACGTTACAAAACTGCGAATAAGTTGGCTATGAAATTATATAAGAAATCCGGAACAATAAATAAAGGCTTACACACTTTAATTGCAAGCACGACATCGCACTTACATAAACGAAACCATTTTTATTTAGACAATTTTTTACGAAAGTGTCCCAAAGAACATATCCAAGGTGTAATTTGCACAGAAACCATAAACGACGATATGAAAAATCTTTTTAATATAGACATTACAACACACGCGAAAAACAATCAATCCCAAAATTATAACAAACATTTGTCGAAAATAGCGCGCGTTAATTTGAAGAAATTTTTGAAGAAAGATTATTTGTGTTTGGAATATTTAATCCATATCGGTTGTATTAACAAAAATTGTGCTAATATAGAACAATTATTGCAATAAATAATATTATTGATAAAATAACATTATTAAAATGACCTAAAATTCAGGGGCGTGTTTTTTAAATATACAACCTTGTGTAGATAGGTTTTCAATGGGAATTAATATACTTGGGTCTTGCATAGAACAATCACGTAGCCAGACCTTGACTATACAGAAACTCTTCTTTGGTGAAATGGTAATACCATTGATTAAGTGACTGTATTTTTGGTCGCGACATAGTGTTTCACCACACAACGCGTAAAATAGGGTCTTCCATACTTGATATACTTGTTTGTTCAATACTTTGAATGAAAAACATCCACCATTGCGATTTTGTTTGTCTTCCCACATGGGAGTAATACCGTTACGCATCGCAAAGAGCATACAATATTTTACAACCTTCTCTGGTATTTTTTCATTAACCGCAATCGTTTGATCTACGGTTTGTATTGCGTTTGTAATGGTTTTGTAACTCGCCAAGTCCCATTTTTTGTCGTCTGGTAAATGGTAATATAAACCCCATTTACCATTCAAAGCACTGGTTTGTGGGGAAATAGGAGTTCCTACAGACATCACCCGTATATAAATATATATAATATTCTTTATATAATTATAACTAAACAACTAATGAATTTCATTTGCAATTACTCGTCGTCTGTAATATAATTTATTATATTTTCAATTTGTTCAAGTTCAAGTTCTTGTTCTGACTCAACATCATCAGCGTGTTCTGATCCAGTATCGGCGTGTTCTGATCCAGTATCGGCGTGTTCTGAGCCAGTATCGGCGTGCTCTGATCCAGTATCGGCGTGCTCTGATCCAGTATCGGCGTGCTCTGACTCAACATCATCAGCGTCTTCTTCTTTTAATACTGAAATGACTTCAATACTATCATCTTGAACCCGAATATATTCGTAGGGATGAATAGTATATATATTGACGCTACTATCAATAATTTGAATAGTATACTTACCATCAAAAATAAAACTATCTTCTATATATTCCAAGCAGCGACGAACAAAAATCGGAGAAAACAATTGATTGTCTACACACCACATATTGGTTGGCAATGTAATTGAAACAGGTTCATCCATTTGTGAATGGATATATGAAATAGACATCGGTTTAAATGAAGACAGTTGATAATCATTTCCAACAATTGAATTTGTATCAACATCGCAAGTCCTTACCATATATTTATTATGTTGCTTCATCAGAATCAAACCATTCGTGCAGTCGGATGTTGTGGATATAGATTGCATTACCGAATTAAATGTATCAGAAATATTTTCATTTTCTGTAAGAATTTGATAATTTTCATAATACCGACTTGGTGTATTGGTTTCACATAAGAGTTTACAAGATTGGACCCAATATTCAGCTTCGGGTTCCTTTCTCGCAACTGAAGTGAAATCATTAACTTTGCTTTTTAACCAGTTCATATTATCGACACAATATTTCACATTTTCAAACTCATCATATGTCCATTGACCGAAATTTTCCAATTGTATCATACCGCGACTATGTAACCATAATAGATCAATAGCCAACATTTGCATTCGTTCACTTCGTATCATATCCAACGCAGCACCTCCAAACCACATCAATACAGAAGCTGTTGCGAAGAATATAGTGGTTGCGAGACCCCCTGCCTTGGAATAACTATTACGAATATAATCTTGACTTGTTTCCATATCACTCATACTTTATTCGAATGTTATAATTTATCATTATTCATTTAAACCTTTTTCGTAAATCATATATGTATATAATATGAATATACTATAGAAGTGAAAATGACGAAGCGTGGATTGTTCCTTTTTCGTCGTGATTTGCGCGTAATAGACAATATTGGTTTACAACGTGCATTGAAGGAATGTGAAAAACTATACACTATATTTATTTTCACCCCCGAACAAGTTTCCAAAGCAAATTCATTCAAATCCAAGAACGCAGTCCAATTTATGATAGAAAGTTTGAAAGATTTGGCGAAGGAAATAAAGGAACAAGGAGGCGAATTGATTACTTTGTATGGTGACCCTGAGAAAATGACCCAAGAACTGGTGAAACGTTTAAAAATAGATGTAGTCTATTTCAATCGCGATTATACACCTTATGCAATGAAACGCGATGGAGAAATTATAAATTTGTGTGAAAAAATGGATATACAATGCATTACTGAAAATGATTATTATTTACAAGAACCTGGAACGGTTTTAAATGGCTCGGGGGATTTTTACAGAAAGTTCACACCCTTTTATGAAAAAGTTGCATTAATGGATGTAGTCCAATTATCAAAAAAAAAACCTGTAAATCTCGTTTCATTTACGGGTGAGTTGGAAAATAAAATCACGTTGCAACAGGCATTTGACCGATTTGTGGGAACTGAAAATTCGAAAATCGCCGTCAAGGGGGGTAGAGAAGAAGGTTTAGCCAAGTTGAAAAATGCGGTTTCCCGTTTGAAGGATTATAATAAAACCCGAGACACAATGAGTGTGAACACGTCATATTTGTCGGCTTATATCAAATTTGGATGTGTTTCCATTCGTGAAGTGTATTATTCCTTCAAACGCCGATATAGTATACATCACGAATTTATTCGACAATTGATTTGGAGAGATTTTTATGCACACAATTTGTTTGGATATCCACAAACATTACATGATATGTTTGTAAATAACGTAAATGATATAAAATGGAAAACAAACAAGGCACATTTAGAAGCGTGGAAAGAAGGTAAAACGGGATTTCCGTTAGTGGATGCGGGTATGCACCAGTTAAATGAAACAGGATATATGCACAATCGTGTTCGTATGATGGTTGCGACATTTTTGACGAAAATTTTGATGTTAGATTGGCGTGAAGGAGAGCGTTATTTTGCGCAACAATTAACCGATTATGATGTCGCATCCAATTCCGGAAACTGGCAAGCCATTGTTGGTGGTGGTTATTATACGATGCCGTGGTTTCGTGTGATGAGTCCTTGGGTTCAATCCAAAGAATATGATAAAGACGCTGTTTACATCAAACAGTGGGTTCCTGAACTGCGCAATGTGGATGCGAAATATATTCATAAATGGAATAAGGTGTGGAATTTGCCTGAATATAAAGACATAGATTACAAAAAGCCCATAGTCAATTATAAAAAACAAAAGGAAGAATATATGGAATTATATAAGGCATCTTACTAATAAGCGCGAATTATATTGTATGAAAATATATAGCTATAATATAATTAAAAATGAAAAAAACTCCGACTGAATATGAAAATCCCGTGGATAATGAAATATATAGGGGCGTTGAATTAATTGCACCGTCTTTTTATAAATTAGGGTTTACACCAAATATGGTGACTACAATTGCAAATGTATTTAACGTGGCGTGTATATATTCCATTTTTCAAAAACACTATGCGTGGGCATCCGCATTTTATTTCATCGGGTATTTCTTTGATTGTTTGGATGGATATTTAGCGCGCAAATACAATATGGTTACGCAATATGGTGATTGGTACGATCATATTAGTGATACATTAAAGTTCATAGGAGTGTGTTTCGCATTATACAAATTAAATCGTTTCCAATTCTTAATATGTCTTCCATTGATTATAGTGAGCCTGTTATGCACTTGTGTATTTTTCTCTTTCCAAGAAAAATTGTATAATAAATCAGATCATTCTGCGAGTTTAGAGCTGTTGAGCAAATTATGTTTCGCAAAGACTAGCGATGAAGCAAAAGAACATATGAAATATATTCGTTATATGGGTTGTGGTACATTTACTGTGATAATGATGCTAATTATTGGATTTTATGGCGTGAATATACGTGCATAATTAATTATTATTTGTGTGGCGCGTAAGCAACCAACATAATACATTGTCTTCTTATATCAAAAGAGAATGTCGACTGAACATCTGGATATTTTGGACTTGGAAATAGATAATTATAGTGTTCGTGATTTAGAAACGTTTTTTCAATTTACGGGAAAAACAAAATATAGTTTGAGTGATATTGAGACACGTGAATACAAAATACGTGAACAATTGTTGTCCAGTGGACAAGTCAATATGCGGTATAAACGAAATTTAATTGAATTCTTAAAAATAGCCAAGGAGCGTTTAGTGCAAGCAAAATGCGATCCCATTACGGTTCCAACCACCATGCCCGATAATGTGAAATTGGACCCCTATGATGTGCCCCGTTCCGCAAAACCTCCTCCCAGAACGGATATGTTGATTGACCATCCCAATGCACAATATGTTTATACTGCTCCAAGTGAATTTTTCCGAGGTGATTTAAACCCATTAAATACGCGCGTCTTAACAAAATGTTTGAATATAGATACACGGTTTCGCGCAAATCCCCATTTGACGCAAAGTTCGGATTTTATGATACAATTGCCTTTAAAATTATACAAGGTAGTGTCTTTAGAGTTGTCGTCTATTGAATTCGCGACCGAATTTTACACTATTATGACGGAATATGGGAACAATTTTTTATATATGAAAATCGATCACATCGAACTCGGTATAATGGAACGAGTATTCGTGATCGAAGACGGCGTTTATTCCAAAATAGACTTGATTGATGCATTGAATACAAAATTACAGTCGGGATCGGAAGGCGACGCATTTTCCTATATGGAATTCGTAGTGGACGTGAACGAAGAAGGAAGTGGGACGTCGAAAGTCGTTTTGCGTCCATTTGGAATACATGTCGATAAGATACAGAGTGTAGAGCTCGATTTTACCGTGGACGAACAAAAATGCAATGATAATAAAGATCCAATGTCCAAGATTGGATGGAACCTGGGATTTACAAAACCCGTATATAAAGGTGCGACCGTCTATTGGGGTGAAGCACCCATGAATGTGAAGACATTACCATTTGTCTATTTAGGCATAGAAGATTTCAACAATAGTTCAAATTATTTCATCAGCGTCTTTCAAAAATCGATTATGAGCCAGGACGTTCTAGCTCGTATATCTACACAAACGTCCATATTGGACCGTTCTCAACTACAAAACTCAGATTGGACCATTACCACGGAACCGCGTAAATATTTCGGTCCGGTAGATATTCAACGTATGCGTATCCGACTCTATGACGAATTTGGTCGTGTGGTTCAAATGAACAATACCGATTATTCGTTTTGTTTGACCATAAAACAGGTCTATGATTTATAATCCATTCATATTATTTTTGTATTATACATTTTCACACAAAACACTATAATATGCAATATAGTGTTTTGTTCAATCGACTTCAATCCTCTTATTTTACTCACCCCGCAAATGTATGTATGACGTATTTTCAACATTTTTGGTTTTCCATGTCTTTATGTAAAAAATTCGCAGTTGGGAGTATTCAAGCATTTATTCATGCAATCCATCCGGATTTATATATCACGTCTTCGAGCGATTTACTCGAAGATGTAAAGGCAGACATGAAGACAGTGGGTTGTTCTCAACACGAATAATAACGTTATGAACAACCAGCAATTGGACAAATGTTAGTAACCTATTACTTATTGAAATAATCGGTCACTGCATTTGTATTGTATAAAATATATCTATAATTACTATACGTATGAGCAATTATATAATAAATAATAAATATTATATTATTCGAACCGGGGATTTTGCAACCAATGGAAATAAAAAAATGTTATATTCCTTATTCGGTGCATTGTTATGTTTGGATGATTATTATACAAATAACTCTTGTGATTGTTTTTCAATAATGATAGGATCATCCATTTCTTGGGCAATCATTGAATTATTGTTACATATATCAAATACTCGAAAAATAAAGCCAATGTTTATTTCCTATTCAAATCAACAAATTGAACTACCAAAATATGCGGGGGTTTGTTTACAAGGTATTCAAGAAGGAGGTGTGGTCTCTACGTTTGGTTTATATTTTGGTGATCGATTATTTATGGCGAACTCATCTATTTTATACCATTTATTTCTTGTTTACATGGTTATAAATATGAGTAAAAAACAAACCAATGATAAAATACTTTCCAAACGACAAATAAATACGAAAAGTTCTCTCTTATTAATGGGTAGTGCAACTGTTTACAATGGTATATCGTTCTACAATCATCCAGAACATAGAACTAGAGAATTGATGATGTGTGCATCGATGTGTTATATGAGCACTATTTGGACAGTTGTTTCCTATTATAAAGGGTTCAGAAAAGTGGAGGTTCAAGAATATAAGAATAGTCAGTATATAATCCATTCAAATCGTATTTTGGATGCATTTTTCATATTAGGTTATGATGTTGTGTTTGAAATATGTATTGCTTATTTGACTTTTTATAATTGGTTTGTGTGTTAAGGGAACCCAGGTTCCCTTAAGATCCCTCCTACAGTGGAGTCATTATTATTTGCTTATTCAACTTATACATTCCAACTCACACCCAGTATCTATTCCATAAATGGTTTCGTCCATTGACCAACCATTTTGTTCTAATATATAAGTATTCGTGTCGTCACAATCACTTGTGTAAGATTCTTCATCATCAGGGTCTAAATAAAGAAGGCGATGTATTTCTTTCAGCTCTTCTGGTGTAAAACTATCTTTATTACAAACTTCATCATCACAATCACACCCATCATCTAAGCTCTCCACCGACACCCCAGGATAATCATTTAAGATAATGCTGTCTTTTTTTAATATTTCTTCTTTTTCCTTGTCTGTTAATTCGATTTCAAATGTGCCCCAATAAAAGTAATTCGTTACTTCAAATCGAACGTGTTTCCCATTAGATAATGTATTATTCCATTGTTCAGTTTGATACGTGGACTTTTTATAGTCAGCAGTTAAATGATAAATTTGTGCTTCGTCTTCACCCATAGTTACATAATATAAACAAACGTGTTTATATTAGTTTTATTAACTCTATTATGCAGTCTAAATATCGAGTGAAATCGTATTTTTATCAGAACGCTGCTTTCTGCGATTGGTTCTCTTGGGCAACTGACCGTTTTGTGCATCCCTTAAAGAAGAAATGCTGACCATGGAGTCGTTTTCACCACCTTCTGTAGGTTGATGCATATTTACTTCACGAGTCTTTAATCCAGAAAGAAGACCTTCCAAATCGACAGATTGAGGCCCCTTCATTTCAGCGCGCGCAGGAGGTGCCGAATTTTGTTGCGGTTGAGAAATATTCTGATGTTGGTTACTCATATCCACACCTTGTTCATTGAACATAGACCCGCGACCCATGGAAATATCGGGACGATTTCCAGGATGATTGGTATATTGCATACCCGGTCGGGGTGCTTGACCTTGGTTTTTAGTCTCCATTGGTTGTGGGGGAACACCAAAAGAATTGTCCACTTGTTCTTCTGGGTGCAACACACTATTCACAAATTCAAAACCGGGACTTGACTGTTTCATTGTGTCTGCAGTTGCATTGGAAAACATTTTCATCAATTCCGGACTTTGTCGAATAACATCATTAAACCCAGGAGTAGCCGTGGAAAGAGCCTTATTGGTAATATTCAACACAGCACCACTAAAACCCAAACGTAACAAGAGAGACACTTCGGGAGACATCTTTCCACCCTTGTATTTATCGTGTAATTCGGCGAAAATCTCTTCATAACTATCAATATCCTCATTAATTTGCTCACCCCAACCATCCAAATTAAGACCAAAAGGATCAAATGCGGCGTTCGCATATTCGAGAGAATTTACCAAAGTGGCAAACCACCATCCTTGTAACTTCACACTGTCCTTCTTGCGTTTGTCATCCATCGCGGTTTCATATTCGTCTTCGACTTCGTCAAAATCGGAATCCATATTAAAACGAGAAGTGTGCTTTACATGACCTTTATCATACCACTCTTCCAACTTTTTAATCATAGCACGTTTCTTTCTACGCTTTTCACGTTCGTTCATTCGGGGTGCAGCATTGGGAACATCATTCACTTTACCGAAACCGTCCCAAGTTTTAGTTGTGCTATGGACATCATCTACTGTGGCCGAACCCAATTTGGAACCACTATCATCAACGGGAGCAGGAGAGGGAGGAGGAGCATCGCTCTTAGCACCAAAACTGAAGAAATCGGCAAAACCACCAACCGTCTTAGTAGTAGAGTCAGATGATTTGGATGTATTTGCGTTTTCCGATAGTCCATTCAATTCCGTTTCCAACCTGTCTAAATCGCCTAAATCTACGTTGGTGGAAGATGTGCTCGAAATCTTTTTATCGTTCATTAATAATTCAATGCCTGGTCCGAAATTTACACCTGGGGTCGGAGTAGAAACATCCTTTTCTTCTACATTGAAAGACACGGGCTCGAGATCGCTTAAACCTATATCAATGACTTCCATCGTCTTATTTTAACTATACAAGATTTATATTTAAGTTGTCCGCATAAGTAATTAGTTTTGCCTGTTTCAAATACCAAATCCCTTGTAAGAATGCATCTGCTAAATCATCCTTCTTGGAAGTATTGAGTGCATCTTCCCAACATCCTAACCCGGGATTTTCCTCTAAAAAACGTTTGCTAAATATAATGGCGTCCTTTTTGTGCTGTTTATATGCATTTTTTACGGGCAAGTTTCCAATATCTTGGACATTCCCTTCACGAATTGTGGATGGAACCAAGTGTTTCAGTTTGTTCGACGATGATATGAATTCAATTTGAGGTTGGTCTTCCGACATAATATAATATTGAGCCAACATACCCTGTATTGTTTTCATACGTGTTGCAATAGTGGATATTTGGTTTTCAATAATTACGTGTGTTAAATCTTGGACATTTCGTTCATTCAACTTGATGCGCATATTTCGACCAATTGTAATCAAATCAGTTTCACCCGCGGTTCGCGTTTTTTTAGGGACAATGGGTTCAAAACAGATATTTTCGAAATGGGTTTGCAGAGTGGCTAAACAATCCTTCTTGGTTCGCGGTGCCTCTTCTATAAAAGTCCCGTGACTTTGTCCTAAAGTAACTAGATCGTCACGACATTGTTTCTTCATGGAAGACATTTGCATAGTTTTTTTAGGGATTGTCCAAGATTGCGATTTCTTCGCGTGTAATTCGCAAAAGTAGTCACCATTTTTCGTGTATTTCGCCTTTTTTCCACACGTTCCCACTTCCACATCTTTCTTCTTTTTTTTTAGAGCACAATTACAATGAAAAACGGGTGCATTTTCATCGTCCATTAAATTCAAAATGCCCCAATCTTGGACAATCAATGTTTGGTTTTCCAAATGAAAAAGACAAAACGCCATATTTTTGATTCCTACATCAAAACTAATGAGTTTCATTCTTCTGGTTGGTATTCAAACACGTCGTTTATTTATATGATTCGGTGTAAAAAGAGTAATCTTGGAACAAAAGAGTAATCTTGGACATTATCTCTAAATAATCTATAATGAAGTGTCCTTGCACATTAAGTTGCTCCATTGCTTTGGTGTTCATCGTGTCCAAGATTTATATGTTGAATGCGATGCGAACTAGCCAAACCATCCAAAACTACCAGAAACAATTACCGAATCGATTACAAGGTGTGTATCAGGATATTGTATCGGAACGTTCGACCATTTATTATACAGGTTACGCTTTAGGCGTATTATTGGCGGTTTGCATTATTTTTTATAACACACAAATGCGTAAAGAGCGCGTTTCTACTACATCAATGGTTTGCACTGTTGTCGCATCTGCATTTGTAGTCAATTATTTTTATTACATATTATCACCCAAGACAAATTGGATGTTGGATCATATTCAAACCACTGAGCAAAACAAGGCTTGGTTAGAAATGTATCGCAATATGCAGGTTTTTTATCATTCCGGATTAGTTCTTGGACTGATTGCATTGGGTGTCTTCGCATTTGCTTTCCGATAAATAAAATTGAAATAAAACCCTATTTGTTAAATAGTCATAACAACTACTATACAATACAATTATGAATGACTTTTATGTAATGCATAACCAACTGAGCGAAGAAGAAATTGTGAAGTTTGAAAATTGGATAAAAAGTGTGACTCCGCGAAGTTTATTCAAACACACATTGTCTTGTTATGAACTTCCAACATCGCGTGAAAATTATGAAGCAATATTGAAGGAGACTAACCCTTGCTATATATATTGTGGTGCAACTGGTGGGGGTAGAAATCATATGATTTACTATAAATCAAGAGATCAGTCCATTTATATTTTATGTTTTTGGATTCAAGAATTCACTGCATATTGGAGAGTAGATGATGAATGGGAAAAACATATTGAATATAACGCCAAATAACTACATATAAACCTATAAAAATAAACTCGTATATTATTTTTATTGAAAACATAACACCTAATTACGGTTAATCGACATACGAAATAAGTCGTCTTGGGTAATCACAGGAGCGGTTTTTCTCGACTCCAATTGCTCTCTGGACAAATACAATTCCTTCAAATCACTATCTGGTTGATTTTCAACACTGCGATTATCGTCATATGACGAATATTGTAATGGTGCATTTTGCACAGGAAGACTATCGCCGCGTTGGTCGGGTAGGAAACGTTCAAAATATCCAGTGTCGTTGCATGCCTCACGGAAATTATCTTGGGCAATTTCTTGTGAATGCTGGGTTAAATAGTTGCGGTATTGCCAATTTGATTGAATGCCGCTTTGTTCGATCAAATTCTCATTCAATACTGCTTCGGGTTGATGGGCGGCGATTAAAGAACGACCATCGTGCATATTCGCAGGAAATGCTGGATATACATTGTTTGTAGCATATCCCAACTTTGATTTTGGAACGGTTTCTCGAACTACTGGAAATGCACATTCATTTGTTTCGGGTTGTGGATAAGAAAACATTATATATTTCATATACATATTGTTTTCATAAATTGAATAATGCATATATTTATGCATCATGTTGCATCATAAGTTCGACTAACTGGGCCTTTTTTAACTTGGACGGATCTTCTAAAATACCCTTTTCAACGACTAAAGCTTTTAAAATAGGAATAGTCATTTTGTTATAATCAGAACTACTATTACTACTTACATCAACTTGAATCGGTTCAGACACCACGTTACAATCGGCATCACCATTTACGGGACAAGTTTGAATAACATCAATTTCAATTTCTTGAACAGATAAAACGTCATCTTCGTTGTCGGACACAACAATTTTTTCCTCTTCGTCATCACTGTCTTCTTCGTCATCACTATACTCTTCGTCATCACTGTCTTCTTCGTCATCACTGTCTTCCTCTTCAAGTGAATTTGCAAATTCTTCGGTAATATTTGAATTACCGATTTCGCTAAAGCGTTGGTCCAACGGAATAGCAGGAGTATTTATAGGATAAGGTGTAGATGGACGGTTCATAAAAGAAACCACTGTAGTCTTAATACCAGACATTTCTTGGGCAAGATTGTTCATAATTTCGAACATTGTATCGGCCTTTTGCTCAGTGGCCGCAAGACGTTGTTTGAAATGATAGACTAGAAGTAAAATCAAGACAAACGTAATTCCTAAACTAATGAAAAAAAAGGTTTCCATCATATTGAAGACGCTCATATTACATTAATATCACAAGAAAACCATACAGATTTAACGAATATACAACACGAATACTTATAAAAAAATGTGCGAGTATTGTATATTCATTTCAAATTCTTTCATGACACAATCACAAAAAGGAGGTAAAATGAAAGGTGGCGTTTTAAATTCATTGAATACCATGGACGAAATGTCTGCGGCAAGTCAGGATCAAAGTGTCTCTGATACTAGTGAAAATAACACATCATCCATATTTACGAATAAAAATATCATCATTATCATACTGTGTGGACTCCTCGTAATGTCCTTTTTAGGCATGAATATCTTTTTTTATGTGGGATTATTGATTCAATTTGTTGCGAAAAAACTGGGTGGCTTAGTGACTGTTATTATGGAATGGATTGGATTTTATACAGGAGCAGTGATCAATACCAGCGCAGATGTGGTTGCCGATACAGCCCAAGCTGGGATCGATATTGCAGAAGGAACTGTTCATTCAGTCGGAAATTTATTACAAAACAGAGACAATGTGAGTGGACCTTTACCCCAGCAACTCGAATGGGATGCTGCTATATTTGAAACACGCCCAATGGAAACGGAGAAACCAAATATATATCCGGACTATGAGACACGCAATATGATTGATGGTATCGAAAGTGGTGCAGATGACGTATTGGATGGTATCGAAAGTGGTGCAGAACTTGTTGGTTCTGGAATCGAAGATGTTGCGAATGAAATAAAAGAAGTGGTGGAAATTCCGATGAAAATTGATATAGTGGAACAACAATCACCTACTTTAGACGAAACGATCAATACTGCGCCATCCAAACCAACTGAACCTGCACCAACCGAACCGACTAAATCGTGGTGTTTTGTAGGTGAATATGATGGACGTCGCAGTTGCACACAAGTAGATCGACCCGATATGTGTATGTCTGGTCAACTATACGAAAATCAAATGAATTGCTTGGATATTCACCCCAAATCCAATCCTTTATACAAGGATAAGAATCCTGAAAATAAATACAAAAGAAGTGGTGAAGTGATAAGAACACGAAATTGGGGTATTCGTCCTCCTCCACAATGTGCCGGACGTAGAACCAATCAAATTCCATTGGTGCAACAACCCCCTGTTCAATATTATCCCCATTCACTCCCGGTTCCAATAAACCCATATAGCACTCCAATTCCAATGCATCCAATGTTGTCTGGTGCATCCAATTCAAATAAGGCGCAAGAAACAGTGACCCCAGAATAATTGCGTCATACAAAATATATAGTTTAAGAAAAAATAATATATACATTTTGTTCGCATATAGTTATATTATGGACGCTTCTGCAGATCAACCGGATATTATAGAACCAGATTTGTCTGAAACCAAGGTAAACCCGCTAATAATGCATTATTCACAATCAACGCGGAGAATTGATGATGATGATGATCTGTCTGACGACGACCTTGGGTCAGATTTTGATTATAAATGGGATGAGGATTTTTTCAAAAAGTTTGAGTGGTTAAAAGAAAAAGAGAGCCAAAAACGAATAAAAGAACAACAATCTGAAAAAAAGGAACAAATGTCTCAACATAAATTGCAAGTTCTTAAAAATTTTTGCAAGTGGTTGGAAACTGAATTAATTGATATAGAAAAGGAGCCTACTGTGAAAAATAATGTCCGTGAGAATCGTCTTTATTTGTATTTTATTTCTCTGGAAAACAACAAAATGTTCCTTCATACAGATTTTAAAAAGGAATACGACGTCGTAATCCGAGAATGTGCAGAACGTTATGACTATGCAAAACAAAATGCCCCTAGAAATGTTGTTTATACAATGATTGTAGATGATTTATACGATATTGATAAGCACGTAAAAATGTTTATGCATATGTTTGGTATAGATGATACGAGAGGTGGGTCGTATACAGATGTCGAATTACCGGAATATTTACGAAACACAATTGAATATGAAAAAACAATTACGTCAATTGATTATTATGCGTTATAATTTATGGTTAAAAATATTATATGCTGGGAATATAATATTTACAAATGTCTGAAATTGCACCGTGGAAACAAACCAAATATCTGACCCTTTCCTCGTTTTTCTTTTCAGTTCCGGCATTGTATTCTTATTATCGTTATAATATGATTTATTCACCTGTATTGCTTTGCTCGGTTTCATTGATTTCTGCAAATTATTGGAGAAATGCATTATACGATTGGCGACGGCAATTAGATATTTATATGGCTCGATCCGCGTTTGTTTATTTCATTGCTAGTGGGTTTTATTATTTACCTCCTCGTGTGAGTGTGTTTGTTGGAATTCCGTCGTTATATAGTATTGGATATTGTTTTAACAAATCGCATATTGAATATGAAGAAAACAAGGAAAGAAATACCTGGGTTTTTTATCACGCGTTATTTCACTCCATTGCAACGTGCAATATCATTTTCATACTTACGAAGATTGGGAATAATTATGCGAAATTGTTAGTAACGGAAAAGGATTGAAACTGATTCAATGGAGGCGATTCGATAGTGCAATTGTTAGATGAATTATAAAATGTGTCGGTTGTGCCTGAAATATTCACAACATTACCAATTTGAGTGTTGTATATATTGTTATTGGTGCTTGATGAAATTACATCACCATTTTCATTATATTCAGTATAAGAATTATTGACTACTAATTGCATAGTTAAAAAATAAAAGGGAAATACAGAAAGAACCATCGATGAAATATCTAACAAACCTACAAATTTTGATGCACTGAAACTACCATCTTGACTTTTCTCAAAGGAAATCGTTAAATTGTCGAGATGAGAAATATTAATAGACTCTGAAGTCAATATAGTATCATTATAATAGACATACAATGTTGCCTCATTGACTTGTAAATCGACGTGTGAAACTTGATCGTTAGATACAGGATTATATATATTTGCGCTAATAGTAATTGAAATGGGTATAGTCGTCTGAAAGGAATAATTTGATGCGGAAGCATCACCAAACGATAAGGTTGCAATGGAACTCTTGGTTAAATTGGGTATAGATGACTCATTATAAGGTGTAACCTCCCAGTCGAATTTATATCCAGGATAAGGGACATCATTAAATTTAATATATTGGTCATTACGATACTTCGACAGCGGCACAGATGTGTCTCTATATAACATAATCACGGGTCCGGGAACATCAGATGAAGAAGAAGGTGTTTCTTTCTTGGTAATATCTTCACAATAGACTGTCCCCTTCTTTTGACTAGCCAACCAAGCCCATTTTTTATTATTAGAAGACGCATTGACTGCATTTTTTTTATATTGTAATATTTCGGATTTCCTTCGCATATTCAATTGCCGTGGGGTAAATACAGAAGAAGGACATTGCATAGAAAAACGGTTATTGCCTTTGTTTTGAGACAGGATAAAATCTTGCCGTTGTGATCGTTGCGAGTAACATTGCATTAGAAATGTATTGGAAGTGTTGGTGCTCATTATATTTTACACTATGGAGATAAAATATAACAAAGTAAACGGAATGAGTATGGATTATTTAGTAATTGGATGAATACCATAAATTGGATAAGTAGTAAGGGAACCCGGTAGCATCAGCAGAACCAGCAGCATCAGATGCTTTTGTATTTCTTCCCCAAACAACAATATTATTGATTTGGAATACACTTAAAGCCGTGTCGTAATACTGTAAATCCGCAATATTACCATTAAATCCACCATTTTTGCAAATATTCACGTTTTCATAATTTTGTTTGGGAACGTCTTGCATAATCATACGTCCTGCAATTACACCGTTAATATAAACGTCCATTGATGTATTTTCAAGGCGAATTGAACAGTGAAACCATTTACGTAAGGGTAAATCCTTCACATACAAAATATTTTCGTAATTGTTGGGGTCGACGGTGTTCATTACAATCGCCAATTGGTGACCCTTGTTGTCTAAATAAACACCGGGGCCATTATTTACTGTAGCTAAACCATTGTCTCCGTAATTCGCATTACCCTTGTTGAAGATATTGGAAAATTGCGGTCCTGTCCCTGATGTATTTGTGTCGTTGATATACATCCATAAGCACCACGTGAATTCAATACCGTCACTTTGGTTATTTGACCGTAAAATAGGAATAGATTGTGAATTTTTGGGATCTTGATAAATAGTCACTTCATTTGCGGCATTCATGGTTCCAGAAATGAGATAAGGGTCTGTTTTTGGTTTTGTAAAATATCCAATAAGACGCACTCCTAAATGTATTAAAAATAAGAATCCAATTAATACCAGTAATAAAAATGCGAATTTCGCAACCAAGGTATTTGAATTCAAAAACTCTGATCCTGCATCAACTACCGTTTCATCGCCAAAACTAGATATGGAATCCTTCACATAATCACTTGCATTCGAAACATTATCCACTACACTGTTTGAAATCGTCGATAAACCTTCGGTGGTATTATTTACCGCCGTAGTGAATGCAGCTGGAACTGCTTCTGCAATCGGTAATGAAGATGGAGGTGGCATAGTAGTACTCATTGTTATATATTGATTATATGTTTTTATAGAAACAAGGAGATTAAAATGTTTTTTAGAGACTTGATACGAAATCTCTAAAAAACAATTAAATGAATCAAATAATTAGAGGGAAACTGAATACGATGATTGTTGCACGTTATTTTTGTCGACAGAGAAATTGAGATCATAAGCAGAAAAGAAATTAGATACAGCACTACCGGTTCCGCTCATATAATTATCCCACACTTGTTGTGGACCAACTGGACTGGCTGTGTTTTTGAATCCCGCAATATAACAATCCCAACCGTCCCCGAGTAAGACGGGATCTTTTGCCGCTGTTCCGGGCATTGCAGGAGAATTATTTAATTTTGTTGAATTCACCAATTTTCCATCTAAATAACAATCGACAATCATATTGTCGGAACTGACTACAACATATACCCATTTTTGAATCGCGAAATTATCTGTAATCATAATGGTTTGTTTTTGCGTGCTTTGACCATTGGGAGTCATACAATCAATGTCGCAATACAGAGTTGGCTTGTCTGGTGCTAAATACAATTGAATATTTCCTTTACGTGAAAAAATGATCTTTTTAGATGTAGTGTTCCACGTATTCACATAAACCCAAATACCATAAGAATATCGAGTAGACTGGCCACTATTTACAGTTGTAATTGGCTGGTTGTCACCACTCATCAAACTGGCGGTTTTGGCCAAATCTGAACTTTGATTTACAAAATAGATATACAATACATACACTAAGATAATGACTATTGTTGCTAAAATGAAAATGGTCCAGTTCATTCTATAGACAATCTAATATATATTGTCTATATAAATTTGTTCATTTTCGAAGGACAAATGTGCATATACACAACAATGCCTACAATCACAAGAAAAGATGCGAATAAAATCTCAAACACGACCATTTATGCTTACTGTTATAGTATACCATTATTGATCTATATTCAAATTTTTCGATGAAATGGGCGGATCTGAACCCATTTTGGAATTATATAAAAGGGCGATTTGGTCTTCACTTAATGGATGTCTGTAAAAGACAACGTTCGTTACACCACCATCTAACCCGTTTTCGTCGCCAATCGTAATCGTGTCTAAATCATTGTAAATGGGCATTGTATTCACAACGGAAAAGGAACGTTCTAATACACCATTGATGAAAATATCTACGTGATTGTTTGTGTAATTAAACACGATATTATTCCATTTTTGATTCGGTATAGTAACGTCATAAAAAGTGTCTTTTTCGGTTACATATTGGTTTGTTGGAGGGTATTTTGAAAAGTAAAAAACATATTTGTTACGTTCAATTGGTTGGTCATTCACACCTCCACCGTAATAACGAAGCATTGGTTTGACGTGTTGAACTCCACTTGCATCAGTAAACCCATAACACATAATTTCGGTCTCTTTGTTGTATGCTTCTATACTGGGACTATGTGGATTTATATAAACCCATAAGGATATACTATAATTCGTTAAATAGGATCCCTCTGTTTGATCGGGTGTGGGTGGAATTTTCAACATATCACTTGTAGCAATTGTTTGTTTTCCTTTGTTTAAATACCTTACATTATCCACCAAAAGAATGCTATTACTTGTTCCAGTTACTTCATTTGCAATGTCGGGCAAAAACAAATAGATAATCACTAATACAATTTCTAAACAGATGAAGCTATACACAGAATAAGGGGTTAATTTGAATTGGTCTAAAATATAATACCATAAGTCCCAAAGAAGACACGGAATATAGAAAATGAGTTGTGCTATAAACCCGGGCCATCCTTTCAATTTCGACATGTAGTTCACCAGATATTGATACAAAATGCCTAAACCTATCAATGTAATGAATCCAAGCAAGATACGGTTTGAAAAAAAGGAAACATTATCAAAAGATCCACTGTAGATTACGTAATAGTAGATTGCGACAATACATACAGAAAGTGCGCCAAATACTTTGATAAAAAGGTTTGTGTTAGGACGTTCTTTACCTAAATTTAGAATGAGCGCAAACACGAACAATATTGGGAATGCATACAAAAAGAAGTATTTCTGTATATTGTAGTGTGCAGTTCCCGGGTTGGTTATGATGTTTATCAAAATAATAGACACAATCGTCAAAACAACTGTATTGAAAAGGTATTGGTATACTTGACTTTTCCAAATATCATTCGACTGATCTGTGCTGGTTAATTTGGTGAAAAAATCGAGAATATCATTTTTCACATTTGCATAAAAATTTTCCCCGATTGCACCGCCTTTTTGTTTTTTATGAACCATGTGGTATTATACTAATTATAGTATAATGCGATTTATTTGCAAGAATATGAAGTTTACACGACTATATACTGGGTTAATGTATTGTGAATGCGCGTGATCAACCGCTTCTTTTCTATATTATAATCACGAATACTGCTCAAGCACTCTTCATATGTTTTCCATTCCATTTTACTAACTTCCGTTGGGTCAGGCTGATTTTCTTGGATTTCTTGCCACTTTTCCATATACATTAAATAATATTTGTGTTTGTATGATTTGTAATTGGAACCTGTAAATATTTCTTCATATGGTAGAATATTTTGGACGTGCTTCAAGTGATCCTTTTTATATCCCGTTTCTTCTTCAAACTCCCGCATAGCACATTCATAATCTTTTTCTTGACTATTTCGACGCCCTTTGGGAAACCCCCATTCGGTCTCGTCCCAAGTACCATTTTGGTCACTTAAATCGATCAAATCATTTAATGTATATATGTCTTGATTAAAGTTTACACCCGCCTTCAATGAGTTGAATTTGTCTCGTGAAATGGTCTCTTCATTTTTATATTGTGTTGAAATTGAATTGCCTTTCCAAATATCATACCATAATTGATCAAAACTATCCATTTTCATTCGGTTCTTTTCGTCTTTCGTCATTTGATTTAGCATGTTCACAATATAATGTTTGTTGGTGACTGAGTACTTGCCTCGCATAAAATCTATGTGACCTAAACTATCTTTACGACGTATCATAAGGTATTGAATAGGGGGCGGAGCCCCCCTATTAAGTCCTGGTGGAGACGATATATTTCGATATACAATAGCGCCTATACTGGTAATCGGCATTTTGCATTGATGATATAAATGTCCTGCTTTGCCGCAATTGTTACAATAATAATCATTTTGCATTAAATACGGTTTTTCTATACTATTATATTCCACACTGTTTATATACTTTTGTTTTACATCCGGCTTGTATGGACGAGTACCACGATAAACACAACAAATCTACGTATTTACCACCACACTTTATTCCACTAAATGCGGAAAAATTTGACCCAGAAGTATGGGGGCCTCACTATTGGTTTTTTTTAGAGACAATTTCCCATACTTATCCACAAACACCAAATTCCGTAACAAAACGAAAATATTATGAATTTATTCAGAATTTACCATTATTTATCCCGAATCCTAGTATAGGTGATACATTTAGTGGTCTATTGGACCAATATCCTGTCTCACCTTATTTAGACAGTCGCGATTCTTTTATTCGTTGGATTCATTTTATACACAATAAAATCAATATTATTCTCGGAAAAGAAGAAATCTCCTTATTTTCTGCATTGGACCATTATCGATCTGCATATAAACCAAAACAATTAAAATTATCTGAAAAGTGGAATTTACAACGAGAATACATTGTAATGGCGTTTACAATATTGTGCATAACATTGATTTACTTTTTTAACAAATAATACGTCAATTCATAGAAACGAATATTTTGTCCTTGTATTATAACGTAAAAGACTAGGATGCGATTTGAACTTGTATTGTTGCTGGTTGTGGTGGGGCTCTGTTTCCATATTCATACTGATGGGAAATATACCAAACAATTATTTCATTATAAGAAATATTATCAAATGGCGGGTATTGTAATTGGTGCATTTGTATTGTATGTGTTATTTAAAAAGAATCCCATTCACGCCAAAAATATTATTATGACGTCGAATGATTACTTGAAATATTTACCTGTAGATAAAAATACGACTTCTATGTTGTCCCCCATATTGGACTTTACTTCACGAAACTCTTTTGCACAGGAAGGTGGTCAATACCCGGTTGTGAGAATGCCTTCTCCTAATGACGGAAGGCAACAAAATTCGACACAACGTATGATGCATTCAGGAAAGAAAAGTACTAAGCGTTCAGTAAGTGAAACCAAAAAGAAATTTGTCGCTTCTCGTCAAAATTGGAAATGCGGTGATTGTAGCGAACAATTGAACGCCTGGTTTGAAGTAGATCATAAAACACGATTGGAATATGGCGGAAGCAATCACGTTGATAATTTGCTGGCGTTGTGTCGTGAATGTCACGGAAAGAAAACCACAATTGAGAACTTATAATCCTATTTATAATGGGATGTATGAGTCGTAAAATTACCTATTGAAATATACGTGTAGTGTATATACGTACATTTTGGGATGGATACTTCACAAAAGACCCGTAAGATTAGAAGCCCAATAGAACAATCAAATGATTTAGAAAATGCATCTAAAAAAGGGAGGAGATGTCCAAAAGGAACACGACGAAATCGTAAAACAGGTGAATGCGAACCCGTAGTACCTCCATCCGGTGCGGCGGACCCTATTGCAGTCCCCGCACAAGAAGTTGAAGAAATAGTTGTTCTAGAAAAGGAAACGGAAAAGGAAAAGACCGACACATCAATATTAGATCAAGAACAAGTCCAAGAAAAAGAAGAAGACCCGCTTCAGCTTGCACCGTCACAAAAAAAGACCGATAAGTTAATCATAAACGATGTTTTGGCTGCACTTCCCAAGAATTCTAACAACTACAAACGTCAAAAGGAGAAAATCGAGTTTGATACACGAAAACAACACACCGAATATCCTTATTTATATCCAGACTTGGATGACCCTGAGTTTGCATTAAAATTAGCCGGACATAAAGAATTCCACGACACACAATATGATGGTTCTCTCCACAATGTTCAAGAATTCGCAGATAAGATGTGTAACGCTGAATTCGAACTTTTACCTCATCAAATATTTGTGAAAAACTTCCTTTCTCTTCAAACGCCTTATAACAGTCTTTTACTTTATCACGGTTTAGGTAGTGGTAAAACGTGCAGTGCAATTGGTATTGCAGAAGAAATGCGTAGTTATATGAAGCAAGTTGGTATTAAGCAACGTATTATGGTTGTTGCTGCACCCAATGTCCAAGCAAATTTCAAATTGCAATTGTTCGATGAACGACGACTGGTCGAAGTTGACGGAATATGGAATATTACTTCTTGTATCGGTAATGCATTGATTAAAGAGGTCAATCCAACAAGTTTGAAAGGCATTCCCAAAGAGCGCGTGATCGCACAAATTCGGTCCATAATTAATCAACATTACGTCTTTATGGGTTACGTTGAATTAGCCAATTTTATTCGTAAAAAGACATCGGTTCCCAAAGACAGTGGATTCTCGCAAGAAGATTTACGCAAACTCGAAATCCAAAATATACGCCGGTTTTTCGATAATCGCCTGATTATTATTGACGAAGTGCATAATATTCGTTTAGCGAATGATAATCAAGACGACAAAACGGCACATTTATTAATGAAATTGGCGAAATATACCCATAATATGCGTCTTTTGCTTCTTTCCGCCACACCCATGTATAATTCCCACACCGAAATCATTTGGCTCGTCAATTTACTCAACGCTAATGATAAACGTGGGTTGATTACGAGTGAAGAAGTATTTGAAAAAGACGGCACGTTGAAAGAGGCGAAAAAGGGGGAAAACGGTGAATTGTTGGAAGAAGGTGGTGGTGAATTGCTACACCGTAAAATGATCGGATATGTCTCTTATGTTCGCGGTGAAAACCCATATACTTTTCCTTATCGCATTTATCCTACAGAATTCGCGGTAGAACATACTTTTGCAGAACCACCAAGCACTTTAGGTTCACTAGCGAAGGCAGGACAAGCATTGATAGGACAATCCAAATACCAACAACCGCTTCCTACAATCCAGTTGAATGGTAAGGAAATTGATGAACCATTGCAATTTCTCCCTCTGTATGTGAGCACATTGGGTGAATATCAAGAAAAAGCGTATCAATTAGTGATAGAAGGAATGCGTAAGGATGCGGCACAATCGAAGAGTAACATAATCCCCGATTTTGAAGATATGGACAGGTTCGGATTTCGACGCCTTCAAACACCCTTGGAATCGCTAAATATTGTTTATCCAAGTGCAAGATTAGATGCACAAATACAAAATGGTGAATTGGGTGTCCAAGAAGGTTCGTTACAAGAAGATGATGGAGGAGATCCACGCGGTTCCATGGTTGGAAAACGTGGTATGAGCAGTGTAATGAGTTATGTCGATGATTCGCGAAAACGCATTCCGCTCAAACACAGTTTCAAATATCGCCCCGAAACATTGGAAAAATATGGACGCATTTTTCAATCGGATATTTTGCCTAAATATAGTGCTAAGATTGCGGCGATCTGTAATTCCATACGTAAATCAACCGGAATCGTGATGATTTATACACAATATATTGATGGTGGCGTGGTTCCTCTAGCTTTGGCTTTGGAAGAAATGGGATTTGCGCGTTATAGTTCTTCGCCTGATCAACCCAGCACTTTATTTGAAAAACCGGTTGCCGAACCATTGGATGCGACCACAATGAAACCGCGAAGTCAAGTAAAAACATTCCATCAGGCCAATTATGTGATGATTACTGGCGATAAAGCACTTTCGCCTCAAAATGCGGATGATTTAAAACAAGTGACGAGTCCCGACAACAAACACGGCAAATTGGTAAAAGTCGTCTTAATTTCGAAAGCAGGTTCAGAAGGGTTGGACTTCAAATGTATTCGCCAAATACATTTACTCGAACCTTGGTATAATATGAACCGTGCCGAACAAATAATAGGTCGCGGTGTTCGTAATTTGAGTCATTGTATGTTGCCGTTTGATGAGAGAAATGTGGAAATATATATGCACGGAACACGAATGAAAGACAAATCCGAAGAAGAAGCAGCCGATGTCTATGTCTATCGTTTAGCAGAAAAAAAGGCATCTTTAATTGGTCAAATTACGCGAATTATGAAAGAAACGGCCGTGGATTGTATTTTGAACATTGGTCAGACTCATTTTACTATGGATAAATTGGCATCTATCGCTGAAAATCAGAAAATCGAACTCACTCTTTCTACAGATAGAAAACGCATTCAATACAAAATTGGCGACCGCCCACACACCGATATTTGCGATTATATGGAGGATTGTTCCTTTAAATGCAATCCGAATGGACCCAACCGCCCTATTATTGAGGACACTTATTCGACACAATATGCAGATGGGAATAATGGACGTATTATGCAACGCATTCGTCAGTTATATCGCGATGAACGTAGTGGACAACATTTCTATAACTTGAGTGAATTGATTGATTCAATTAATGTAACCAAACAATATCCGATTTATCAAATTTATGCCGCATTAACGGCCTTTACAAATAATAAGAACGAATATTTGGTGGATAAGTATGGACGCAGGGGAAATTTAGTCAATCGTGGGGATATTTACGCATTTCAGCCAATTGAAATGAACGACGAAACAATTACGGTGTTTGAACGGTCGGTTCCAGTAGATTACAAACGTCAAACCATTGGATTGGATATTCCTAAAACATTTATTGAAGAAGAATCACCAAAAGAAATGTCCAAGATTTCCGCGAAAACGGATTTGGATAGTGAATACAAGACTATTTTAGGCGAAATTAAAAAACAGGTAGAACAAGCGAGCACAGTTCAAGAAATTGTCCAAGGTGACCAGAATTGGTATAAACACGCAAGTCGTGTATTCAATGAATTGCAAATGGTGCATAAAATCGGATTTGGCGAATTGGTCGATTACGTCATTCACCATAGTGTCGATTTTCTTATGCCGTCTGATAAATTGATATTGGTTTCTCATTTTTATTCCAAAGTTCGCGATTTCGATAACTTAGGCGAAGTTGAGAAAGTAATCAAGGATTATTTGGATACAAAAATGGTTACTTTAGGAAAACGGACCCTCTTTTTTGTAGCAGAAAAGACAAATTGGATGCTTTACGGACAATCGGAAGAAGATCCATCACAGTGGATAGAAGCTGAGCCCGAAGATGTCCGAAATTTCGAACAGGCGAGTTTGCTTATGAAACAATTCGAGGTGCAGCCCGCTTTGTATTCTGAGTTAATCGGGTTTATAGACATGTTTCATAATGGAAAAGAAATGGTATTTCGTCTCAAAGACATTTCCCAGATGCAAAACAATCGCGGGACGCGCATTGGTGCACAGACACCAGGCAAAGGAGATATTATTAAACGTTTAAATGAAATATTGACTCCACCAATGTATAGTTTGGCCACTTCGAAAGAAATTATGCAACAAGGTTTAGGAGTCATATTGGAAATGATTTTGCGACATCGAACACACGAAAGATATGGTGGAAAAGTCTGGTTTCTTAATCCAGAAGAAGCAATGTATAGTGGTATTTCGAAATATCGACGCACAATCTAAATGCATAAGTGTAGTGATTTTATTATGAATACGCAATGTGTATTCATAATACATAAGAGGTTCGTTATGACGTTGCAAGATTATTTACATATGGAAACTATTCCACGTAACTTATCCGATATTGTCCAAGCAATAGCCGATTGTTGCATTCAAATCGGCGAAAAGGTGGAACGCGCCGCCTTGGACAATCATCAAGGGGTAGTTACATCTTCATCCATAAATAGTTCAGGTGATGAACAGAAAAAAATGGATGTGATTTCCAATGATATTATGATGAAAGCATTAATTGGAACTGGATATTGTAGTGCATTGCTTTCAGAAGAAGACGATTATGCGGTTGTTGTCCAAGAACCAAGCACAAATACGTGTATGGTTGCTTTCGATCCATTAGATGGTTCTTCAAACATAGATTGTAATTGCTGTATAGGCACTATTTTTTCGATTTACGAAGATAGTGATCCTACCCAAATCTTGGACAAACGCATCCGACGATCGGGGAATGAAGTGATATGCGCGGGTTATGTCTTATATGGTCCTGCAATAGAGCTTGTTTTGACTTTTACGGGAAAAGGTGTTCGGAAATTCACATTGGATCGTAAAAGAGGGTGTTTTGTGAATCCAATTATCTTGGACATTCGTGATAAAAAGAAGAGAATATATTCAATTAATGAAGGAAATTCTTCCTTGTGGATGGATGATATGAAGACGTATATAGCACAATATCGCGATCCGTTAGAAAAATATACACAACGCTGGATCGGATCAATGGTGGCGGATGTCCATCGCACACTTTTATATGGTGGAATGTTTTGCTATCCATACGATAAAAAAAACAGCCACGGTAAATTACGTATATTATATGAATGTTTTCCAATGGCGAAAATAATCGAAGAAGCCGGAGGAAGGGCGATTGTTGCTCAAATGAGCACGGAACGTCTTTTGGATATTGTCCCGGTTGAAATTCATCAACGCACTCCTGTTTTGCTGGGATCTTCTTTTGAAATTGAAAAATACGAGAAGGTTTTATTGAAAATGCGAGAATAGAGTGAGTTTATTTAATACGACGTCGCTTCACGGGACGTTGGTCTAATCCATTTTCCATATCTTCTGGAGGAGGAGGATTATTTAGTAAATATTGCTCAAATATGTGCAATCGGTCTTGAATCGACGCTAATTCGAATCGAATATTCACTGTTTGAATCGAAAATAGGGATCGATTTATATTGCACATATTTTGCTCGAATGTATTTAGATTATGAACAGGTTCCATATTTATTTTGTAAATGAGTAAAAATCGTTTACGCGAATTCAATTTTGTATAGAGACAAAATTGATATTTACGGAAGCTATTCCGAAAACAATATAAAATCTAACATCTATTATATTGTTAAGTAAATATGTCGTCCGTAGTCATTCGCAGAAAAAAAACAAATACAAGGAATGAAGGAAAAAGGGATGAAGACAAAGTATTCGGCGTGTATATAAAATCGGTGTTAGACACCAAAGTTTGTTTAGCCATTACCGAAATCGGAAAAAATGTGAAACAAAATTTGGAAAATCGTATTTTAGTGAAAATTACAGGCAAATGCATTAGTGAAGGATATATTAAACCAGGGTCGGTGAAAATTGTGAATTATTCGAGTGGTAATATTCAATCGGATGTGGTCGAATATCACGTAGTGTTTGAATGCATGGTATGTTTACCGGTGGAAGGTATGGAAATAATGTGTAAATGCAAGACTATTACAAAAGCGGGTATTCACGCACAGGTGATTGATGAAGACGGAAATATGCCCGTGACTATCTTTATTGCTCGTGATCATCATCATTTCGATGATCGATTCCAATCCGTAAAAGAGGGTGATCGTTTGAAAGTGAAAGTAATTGGTATTCGTTTTGAATTGAACGACGAATATATTTGCGCAATTGCGAAACTGATGTAGTAAGTAAATGATGAGCAATATACAAGTGAACACTCAAAATATCCATATGTGTAAAATGAATTCAAATACACTCACGACAAAAAAACAATATAAATACTGGTATTGAATATCAATAAAATGGAAACACAACACGTTCAAAATCTGGAGGTTTTGAAATCCAATATTGAAAAGATGACCAAATCTCAACAAGTGGAAGTATTGAAAATATTGCATCAACACCAGGATGTAAAGTTGAATGAAAATAAGAGTGGTGTCTACGTGAATTTGTCTTTTTTATCGGAAAATGTAATATCGAACATTCAAACCTATATGAAGTACGTTAAAGAACAAGAAAATACTCTAAAATTGGCGGAAGCACAAAAGCAAGACTTTAAAAAGACGTATTTCGAACCGGAATATGGTGCTGAAATATAAAGAGATAAGGATATAAAGCAAGCTTGCTTTATTAATATAGCACCATAGAAGATGGCTACTTTATTTTTAAATCAAATTTTTTATCCAGATAACAAATTTGATACATTGCAATGCTTAGAGCCGTATATGTTAAACGAAAACATTATTCAAAACAGGCCGTCTAAAAAAATAGAGAATGCATTTTCAATTCATGGCGACGAAAAAGACCATGTTTGTATTGAACCGGAAAAAGAGAATGAATGTCTTCCTTCTTCTTATGTATTTTCTCCACGAAACACAGACACATTATTTTGGTGTGCTTACGTATTGCATCACGGAGAAGCCGAATATAATATGATTGGTAGAAAATTCAAGACGATTGAGATCCAGGAAAAACAGTATATATTGGAACATTTAAGTCGAAATCGTGAAAACATAAAGAGTATTTTGAAAACTCTCGATTATAAATGGAGTAATGTTCGGTTTCAAGAGACCCAATCCGAATTGATGTTGAATAAGAAGACATCGTGGGCATCATTTCATGCAATGTGTATCTTTTACAAACTCAATGCAATTTTGGTTCAAGACAATATATATTTGGAATTTCAAACAAATGAAACGGATCCGTGTTATAAATTCACAAGAAATGTAGACGGATTTGTAAGCGTGAATACTACACCAATGATTATATCTGAGTATCATCATATAAAAAATACCAAATTCCGATTTAATTACGGACAAGACAAATTATTAAAAGGTATATCAACATATAAGATTCCCGAATTAGAAGAAATTGCGCGCAAAGTAGGGGTTATTTTGCAACTTGAAAAGCCCAAAAAGACGGATTGGTATAATGGAATCATCGAAAAATTAAACCAGACAAAATTGATATGATAAATAAGTGAAATAATATATAAATATACGGTATACTTATTTATATATTATGAACCAAAATTCGGTTTCTTCATCGACAAGTCCGATCGAGCCACCACCACAGTCGACAAGTCCGATCGAGCCACCACCACAGTCGACAAGTCCGATCGAGCCACCACCACAGTCGACAAGTCCGATCGAGCCACCACAATCGAGGGGATCTCAGTCAAAGAAAAAGGCTGATGATCGTCCACTAAATTCCAAGGCAGATTTCGAGACGATGGTTGAATTTTATTTAGCAGACACACCATATTTAAATAGTCGATATCGAACGAGTGAGTTGGAAGTTCGTTTTGGTACAAATCCCAAGAGCGCGCGTCCTTTGTCGAAAATCGATTATGATAATGTGGTGCAACAGTTTTATAGTGCAGGTTTCTCGACAAATGACCCAGACGGATTAAGCATTTTGCGCATCAATAGCGAGGAAACAGATCGAAAAACAGGCCAATTTCGTATGTCGAACATTCGCGCAGAAGTAATGGGTGTAGATTTGGTCCAAGAATATTGCAGAACAAACAATTTGCAAAAGTTAATTGATTTGCCGTCTACTGCCTCTGCGGTGGCAGAGAAAATCAAATTCACCAAAAAAGAGCCGCCATTTATTGGTGAAAACCGCGACACAAGCAAACCATTGAGACCCGTCGAATTTCCTGATCATAATTTCCGAGTATCTTACCAATATGAACGCGATTTTAGTGTTCGTTCGGAAGTTGCGAAAAAAATTTTGTCTACGTGGACGGATACAAAGAAGACATATCGTTATATTAATCGCGTTCGTTTGGCGCACACTGATTATCCTGTATTTGTGGATATTAGTATTGTGAAAGGTTCGGCAAAAACAGATAAACGTGTAACCATACCCCAATATACGATACAAGACGCAACGGTCTTTACAAATCAAGAGGGTTACGAAGTAGAGTTAGAATTGGATAATAGTCGAGTTGGTCCAGGAACATCTTTTGATACAACTGCGAAAATTATGGTGGCTCTCCGTAAATGCATACGTATTGTATTAAGTGGACTACAAGGAACCAATTATCCCATATCCTATAGCGAGCGCGATCGTATATTGCAAATGTATATGCAATTGGTATTTGGTCCTGAATATGCAATTGAATATATGGAACAATTATTGAGTAGCAATGATCGCACACGTGCATACGCGAAACGTAAATTGAACCGTCATTTTACAGGACCATCTTCTTATACATTGCAAATGAAACACGTTACTCCTTTACCGGATGATGGCGTAGAACGAACATCAACACTACCAAACATTCGCGAAAATTATACTGTAACGGACAAAGCCGATGGTGATCGCAAATTGCTGTATATAGCCCCCAATGGTCGCATTTATATGATAGACACGAATATGAATATTATATTCACAGGAACTATGACCCAGGACACGGAATTGTGTGATAGTTTACTCGATGGTGAGCACATTAAATACGACAAAACGGGGAAATTTGTGAATTTGTATGCGGGATTCGATGTATATTTCATTAACGGTAAAAGTCAGCGCGAATTAAATTTCGTTTCCGTAGATGATAGCGATGAGCCAAGTAAATTTCGTTTGAACCAATTGAATAAATATATACAGGAATTGAAACCGCGTTCCATACTTGATGTGTCGGGTGGAAATAGTGATCCGAAAAAGAAGATGTCGGAAGATGACGACATAGAACAACACGCGTGTCATTTCCGTATCAAATGCAAAGAGTTTTATACTTCAAACAATGGTGGAATATTCAAAGGATGCTCAGATATTTTGACTAAGGTGCGCGATGGGACATATGAATATAATACCGATGGTTTGATTTTCACACCAAGTAACACTGGCGTTGGTGGAGAACGTTCGGGACATGCAGGATCAAAGAATAAAACAACGTGGGAATTATCTTTCAAATGGAAACCCGCAGAATACAATACGATTGATTTCTTGGTTTCAGTAAAGAAAGATAAGACTGGACGTGATGAAGTGCACCAAGTATTTCAAGAAGGTATGAATTTATCTTCTCCGCAAAATTTGGTTCAATACAAGACACTGGTTTTGCGATGTGGATTTAACCGAAAGGATCACGGTTATATTAATCCAATGTTGGATATGATCAATGACCAACTACCATCCCCGGGTGATAAAGATAATGAACAAAATTATCAACCTGTCGCCTTTCAACCAACAAATCCATATGATACAAAAGCTTCTTTGTGCAATGTTGAACTCACAGATAATGGAACAGGAGATATGGTAATGATGACGAAGGAAAATGAATATTTCGAGGGAGATATGATTGTGGAGTTTAGTTATGATAAAGATAAAGTGGGTGCTTGGAAATGGGTCCCACTAAGAGTGCGTTACGACAAAACAAATGATTTACGTGCTGGAGGTCAAAATTATGGAAATGCATATCACGTAGCAAATAGTAATTGGCATTCAATCCATCACCCAGTTACACCTACTATGATTAGCACCGGAATGGATATACCTTCCGAAACTGCAGATAGTGATGTATATTACAACCGCGCAGGAAAAAAAACCAACACAAAGGCTTTACGTAATTTTCATACTTTGTATGTGAAACGAAAACTCATTGTAGGTGCATCAAATCGCGGTGATACATTAATTGACTACGCCGTTGGACAGGGGGGAGATTTACCCAGATGGATTTCTGCACATTTGGGTTTTGTCTTTGGTATTGATGTGTCTCCTGACAACATTGAGAATCAATTGAACGGGGCTTGTGCCCGTTATTTAAACGCGCGCCGAGAAAATAACAAAATACCCGGAGCACTCTTTGTGATTGGGAACAGTGGTTTGAATATTCGCGACGGAAAAGCACCGAAAAGTGAAAAAGACAAACAAATTACCAAGGCGGTATTTGGACAAGGACCCAAAGATAAAACTGAATTAGGTGCGGGTGTATATAAATGGTATGGTATTGGTGAAGAGGGGTTCAATGTGAGTTCGTGTCAGTTTGCAATGCATTACTTCTTCGAAAAAGAGCGAACGATGCACACCTTTCTACGCAATGTAGCGGAATGCACTAAAGTGAATGGATATTTTGTAGGAACGTGTTATGACGGTCAAACGGTCTTCGATTTGCTCAAGAGTAAGGAAAAGGGCGAAGGAATAACTATTATGCGCGATGATGTAAAAATGTATGAAATTAGGAAAGGCTACGATTTTACAGGATTTCCGGAAGACGAATATTCATTAAGCTATGGTATAGATGTGTATCAAGAAAGTATTAATAAAGAATTTCGTGAATATTTGGTAAATTTCAAGTATTTGGAACGAGTCATGGAGAATTACGGATTTACTGTGATTGGTGACGAAGAAGCCAAGGCAATGGGGTTGCCACACGGAAGCGGTTTGTTTAGTGAATTATATGATATGATGAATGAGGAAATTGACCGAAATCGTAAAATGAAAAGTGAATATGGAAGCGCTCCGAATATGACGAATGAGGAGAAGCGAATTTCCTTTATGAATCGATATTTCGTGTTTCGCAAAACACACAATGTGAATGCTGAAAAGGCCGGAAAACTCATGATGCGCCATTTACAAGAAGAAGACGATGAAGACGCCGAGGCTATTATACAAAGAACACAAAAAGAGGATGTATCTATGGAGAAAACTCAGGAATCTATGTCCCAAATACGAGAATTGCCCGGTAAACAGGTGCAAATCACCATATCCGACAGTGTAGACGGAGGGGTCCAAGAAGTGAATTTAGAACCTATAACTACTGGAAAAAAGGTGGTTATTCGTCGTTCGAAGAAATAACCGTGTATTCAAACAATAATCAATCTATTGTTTGTATTTTAACAATTCATATCATTAAATATATATATATTATATAAAATGGGTAAAAATGTTATGACTGAAGTTACTTCGGACTTAGCGATTATAGATGTCCATATTTTAAACCTAAATATTTTAGCATCAACGATTTTATTTTTATTATTACGATACAATAAACATTTCAATGATCCTAAGTTAAAAGACGTTATAACTATAATAGCCATATTATTTTGCTTTGCAGGCGTTATGTGTGCAATTTATGCTATTATTGCTGCGGTTGTTCATCGAAAAAAGAATAATGTAACTATTTCCTCGGTCAAAGAGTTGTTTTCAGCAAGAGGTATTATGGATGAAATACCTATAGTAATGAGCGTTGTTTTATGTATAATATCCCTTTTACTATTTTACACAGTAATTCATAGTAGTCTTGATATGATATTTTAATATGTTTATCGAATAGAGGATATACATATTTGTGATGCAAATAAATATAAACATAGCCCTTGTTTTTATATAGCACAAAACATGATACATTTGCAAATACCACGCAGTTCAAATATATTACATAAGCATATCGATTGCATTGAAGGAAGTGACGAGCGCACTTTATCGAATTCCTTGTCTTATTATTTAAATGATATTAAGCAGCGTATTGCGCCACAGGAAAATGAATGGGATATTTACAAACGATATACAAATCCATACGAATATATACATACTTGCGTTCCAGGAAAACGAAAATGTGTAGCCAAAGTGAAACCATTATCGAGGTCATATTTCAAAATGATCGAATTAACCCGTTTTTTTCATTTATTGGATGGTTATGAACATATACCATCTTTGCAAAGTTTTCATTTGGCGGAAGGTCCAGGAGGTTTCATAGAGGCATTGTCGCATATTCGCAATAATAAAAATGATAAATACATTGGTATGACCATTTTGGATGACGCACAAGATAAAAACATCCCAGCGTGGAAAAAAAGTCAATATTTTTTGAGAGAAAACCCACAAGTGAAAATTGAAACCGGTGCAAATGGAACCGGTGATTTATTGTGTATAGAGAATTTGGATCATTGTTATGAAAATTACGGGTCATCTATGCATATTATCACTGGAGACGGAGGATTTGATTTTTCAGTAGATTTCAACAGTCAAGAAAAGAATGTGACGAAATTATTATTTGCACAGGCATTGTATGCGATTGTGATGCAGCGTAAATCCGGGAGTTTTATATTGAAAATGTTCGATTGTTTCATACATTCTACAATTGATATAATAGCCATATTATCATCTTTTTACGAAAAAGTATCCATTACAAAACCACAAACAAGTCGATATGCGAATTCGGAGAAATATCTAGTTTGTAAGGGGTTTCATTTTACACGCATTCATCATATTTATCCACATTTACGGTTAATATTCGAAAAGGTATTAGCTAGTAACTCAATATCTCGATTTTTGAACATTCCTGTGCCCCTTATTCTGGAAACGAAAATAGAAGAGTATAATGCGATATTTGGACAACAGCAAATCGAAAGTATTCATTATACGCTTTCCTTATTGGAGCATAAACACAAACAAGATAAAGTTGATAATCTGATAAAATCACACGTGCAAAAATGCACTCAATGGTGCACGCGATATCAAGTTCCATATTATTCGTTACAAAATACACAGAATCACTTTTTAGAAGACTCGTCTTCGAAGTAATTGGCGAAAAAATGATATATAATTATCCAATGTTATAATTATATTATGAAGGTTCTCATTTATGGATCAAACGGATGGATCGGTAATCAATTTATCTCAATTATGGTGGAACGGGGTGTGAATTTTGTAAAGGGTGCTGCTCGCGTCGATGATGAAACTGCAGTCAAACAGGAACTGGAATTGGTTTCTCCGAGCCACGTTGTGTCTTTTATTGGACGCACTCATGGGAATATCGATGGAAAAATTTATCCTACGATTGATTATTTAGAACAATCCGGAAAATTGGTTGAAAATGTTCGAGATAATTTATTTTCCCCCCTTGTATTAGCGGAATTATGTCGGTCAAAACAAATTCATTACACATATTTAGGGACGGGTTGTGTTTTTACTTTTGACGAAGAACACCCATTTGGACAAGAACGCAACGGATTTGATGAAAGTTCGAAACCGAACTTTTTTGGGTCTTCGTATTCGATTGTGAAGGGATTTACCGATCGTTTTATTCATATGTATGAAAATCACGTATTGAATTTGCGCATTCGCATGCCCATTAATGGAGAGAATAATCCACGTAACTTCATTACCAAAATCACGACCTACGAACAAATTTGCTCCATACCGAATTCAATGACGGTTTTACCTGAATTATTGGTCTATGTATTGGAAATGATGGAGAATAAAACAGTTGGTACTATGAATCTAACCAATCCAGGGTTAATTACACACAATGAAATTTTAGAGATGTATAAGGAAATTGTGAATTCGGATTTCACATGGAAGAACTTTTCACAAGAAGAGCAATTGAAAATATTGGCGGCCGATAGGTCCAATAATTTCTTAGACACAACGCGTTTATCTACGGCATTTCCGCAAGTTCGTCATATCAAGGAAGCGGTTCGCGATTGTTTGTATGATTACAAGCGTTCAATTGAATCCGAAAATAGGATCGAAGAACCTAATGTTTTGCTGGTCACGGGTGGGTGTGGATTTATTGGTAGTAATTTCATCAATATGTATTTTCCCAAAAAACAACCGACTATGTTAATCAATTTAGACGCGATGTATTATTGCGCATCGGAAGACAATGTGGATGAGAGTGTGCGCAAGTCGGCGAATTACAAATTCATCAAGAGCAATTTGACCAATGGAAATTGTGTATCCCACGTCTTGGATAAGTATAAAGTAACTCATGTTATACATTTTGCTGCACAATCTCACGTGCAAAATTCATTTGAGGATAGTATTCAATATACAAATGATAATATTGTAGGGACACACACATTATTGGAGGCCTGTCGCAAGTATGGTCATATTCAAAAGTTTATCCACGTTTCAACAGATGAAGTATATGGTGAGTCCATGAATAATGTAGAAGAATTGCATAAAACCGAGCATTCTGTATTGTGTCCAACGAATCCGTATGCAGCCACTAAGGCAGGTGCGGAATTAATTGCGCAATCTTATAATCACTCTTTTGGTATGCCTATTATTATTACACGTGGAAACAATGTGTTTGGTCTCAATCAATATCCGGAGAAACTTATTCCTCGATTTATCGAATTGTTGGGTCAAGACGAAAAAGTCACCATTCAAGGGGACGGTAGTGCGGTTCGTGCATTTTTACACGTAAGTGATACAGTGCGCGCGTTTGAGACAATTTTGGAAAAGGGTGTTGTCGGCGAAATATATAATATTGGTTGTGACGAAAATATGGAATATTCTGTTTTAGATGTCGCGAAGATTTTAATCCAAATGATGAAGAACACGGATGATAACGAAAAATGGATTACGCACGTGGAAGACCGACCCTTTAATGACCAACGTTATTATATTAGCAATCAAAAAATCAAGGATTTGGGTTGGTCTATACACATGGATTTTATGCGCGGTTTGACTGAATTAGTCAACGATTATCACATAAAACAAAAGATTACTGAAATATAAAATATCATTTTATAGAAATGGCGTTTATACTGAACATAGGGACGTGGTTAGGTTGGGGGTCAAAGGTAACAGATGCAGCACAGGGAAAAGAAAATGTTGCAGGAAATGCGAAAAATTTATTTTCAAAACATTGGTTTTCGTCGCAACCTAAAATTACTGCTTCTGCGTTAAAAACGTTGATAAGTCAATATGAAACGAACCCACCCAATGTAATTACATCAACTGCTGGAACATCCGTATATTATATGTATATTGCTTTTACGATTATTGCGAAATCATTATATAATATGATTCAATCTGGCTGGTTTAATGAATATAAAACACGTTTAGGTGATATGCCCAATGTGAATTATAAATTGTCTGAACCAATCAATGATAGTTCAGACGGCGCAAAATTATTCGTATTTATGATGCATAAAGTTCGTGAAAATGTGATTGGTTTGAAGGAAGGTGAGTTAATCAAAATTGTAGGCGCAGGTGCAATAAAATGGACTCCGGAAACAGATACTAACTTAAAAACATTCATAAAGGATCAGCTTTTTACTACAAAGGATATGACGAGTATAAAAAATGCTTATCAAAAATTTAAAACGTCTGGGCAGTATGGGGGTAGAAAATACAGAAGGAAGCGAACTCGTCGAAGAGTAAATCATCTTCGTAAAACCCGTTCGAAGAGTAAATCATCTTCGTAAAACCCGTTCGAAGAGTAAATCATCTTCGTAAAACCCGCTCGAAATAAAGAACGAAAATAATTGGAAATTATTACATATTTTGTGAAAAGGATGTAATAATTTTATAAAATTCGACGAGTAACCTAATGTGGTAATGGATCACTGCATTTTTGAAATCCATCTTTATACTTAGAAAACTTGGGTACACAAGGAGCCGGAACACCAATTTTGTCCTTTTCTGTATAAGCTTCACTCGAAACACCGTAAGATAATGCAGAACCGACTTGAGCACCATACGCCTTTCTAAATATGCCCCCATTGGTTGTAATTGTATTATAATTAAGACGCAATGTGCGCGCACTGGAAGACACGCCTCCCTCTTGGGCGAACTTGAAATTATTGGGTTTATATTGGACAGCTACGAAATTATTGCTTGGATCGGGACAATAATTAATGCCCTCTTGGTTTGCGACATATACGTTATTTTCACTACCAGGTGCACCAGGCTTTACCGCTGCATTTCCCTTGCGTAAATAATTGAATTGATTTTGGTCAAATGTGCGACCACGTGTTGCTAAATATTGCTGCGATGTAGTGCAATATGGTTCAGGTATACTATTTTTGTTTACGACTTGGCGTATCATTCCTGCACTTCTTACACGACGTCGTGCATTTGTAGCGGTGTCTAAACACACATTTGTGGTTAATCCACTACATGTTCCTGGGCGTTCGGTTTTATTGTTCGTCAGAGTAATGTCTAGTGTATTCTTAATTCCATCACAATCACACGCGTTCTCTTTATCAACGACTAAATAACCATTGGGACGATCCAAGATGTCTATTTTAGAAGAAATCCGACCATTCGCAGGTGGTTGACCATGGGTCCCAATCTCACGACGATACAATTTTAAGGGAGGCGGCATAAATAGTTGTTTTCCAGACATTACGACATCAGATGGATTGTTTTTTTTGATAGATGATGTGATTTGTGAAAATGTTTTTCCTTTCCACGGAATATAAGGAACTTCTTTGTAATTTAAGCGTTTTGGTTCAAACATTATATATAGTATATATAATATAATGGCTCGTTTTGCCCCATTTTTAACAATGAAGCACACATTATTGTTCTTATTGGCTGGTTTTTTCTTATATTTAATATGTAATTCATTACATAATATACGTGAAGGCGCTACAGTGGGTTCAGCTCCTAAAAATTTTTTAAATGCCGGAGACCAATTATTGATCAATGACTATATCGCATCTACAGACAAACAATTCTTTCTAATAATGCAAAGTGACGGAAATTTAGTCATATATAAAGGTTCCGGTCCATCAGATAATAGCGGTGTTGCTGTTTGGAGTAGTAAAACGAGCGGTTCAACTGGTCAAACTTTTACACAAATGCAGCGTGATGGTAATTTAGTTATATATAAAGGCACACCCGAAGAGCCTAAGGCTCCTTTGTGGAGTACAAACACTGGTGGGAAGGCATCCGGTGATTATGTAGCGGTTTTAGGCGACGCAGGTATTATTAAGCTATTCCAAGGAACTGATCAAACTCATCAAGATGGAAGTGACTACTGGTCTTCGGATGAACAAGATTATATATTGAAGTTTCACGCAGCCGGTCGTCCAGATTATGCCCCAAACACTCTCATATTCTCTGCGAATGGAAAGAAGTTTTTTACATTGGAAAACCCGGGCGGATGGGAACATCATACCATTCCTTTTACTAGTAGTGCAAAGAACTTAACTATTAAGGCACAGGGGACCGATGATGGCGGTGGAGACCGCTCAACTGCAGTTCAATTTGTTGGTTTATATAACAAACAAGTACCAGATCATAACTTGATGTTAAACCCACATTTCAGTCAACCGAATATACAAGACAACTGGTACACATATGATTTTGATATAACCGATTGGAAGGGCAATGCAGTGCATATAAGGAATTCTTGGGCTTGGGACTATCATATGCCTTACCCTGACGGTGACCAAGCAATATCTATTCAAGATGGACAGTATATTGAGCAGGTTATTTCACAAACGCTATTGACTGACGTAAAACGTAAAATCGAATCAATGAAAATAGGGCAGCAATTAGACAATGAGGTAAATGAGTATAAGGACGACCGTAACGACATGACTTCTTTAACGGGTAAATTAAATACAACGACAACTGATTTTAATAATGACCAGACCGACATCACTTCTTTAACGGGTAAATTAAATACAACGACAACTGATTTTAATAATGACCAGACCGACATCACTTCTTTAACGGGTAAATTAAATACCATGACAACTGATTATAATAGCGACCAGTCCGAAAATACTGCATTAACCAATAAAGTCAACACACAAAGTCAGAAAATTATTTCGACGATGGATACTAATGTAGAATTAAGCAAAAATTTGAAAGCACAGCAATCTGCTAATGCAGCCCTCAATGCTAAATTAAAGGCAAAGGGTCTAGAAATGGCTGTTTTTGAAAAACACATTGAAAAGTTACAAAATGCATCTTTTGAGAATAAAGTGAATACCGAATTGAATGGGTCTGTAACCTATCCCAAAAATATTTTACACCGATAAATTGAATGTTCACTACCATCGAAAATACTGGTTACTGATTTAGCAAAACGTCTACTGAATGCAGATATTAACAATATTCAACCCAAAAATTGTAGGTCAGACGTTAGAAAATAATTGGATATTATCATAAATAGAATATATTTATAATATATACTATTTATGAAAAAGGATACTAGTGTTGGTTTTGCATTTTGTATACACACAATTATCATATTGTTTTTTGGGATATTAATAGTAATGTCCTTTTTAAAAATACGCGAAGGACTTTCTAGCACCACACCTACACCTACATCGACGGGTACTCCTAGTCCTACACCTACAGGATCTCCTAGTCCTACACCTACAGGAACTCCTAGTCCTACACCTACAGGAACTCCTGCTGCTACAACAACTCCTGCGGCTACAACAACTCCTGCTGCTACAACAACTCCTAGTCCTACACCTACAGGAACTCCTAGTCCTACATCTTCTGCTATGTTTACTACATCTCCTGCTCCTGCTACTAAATCTCCTGTTACTTTCGAAACGATCGGAACTTCTACATCTGTATCTTCGACTACAACAACTCCTGCTGCTACAACAACTCCTGCTGCTACAACAACTCCTGCTGCTACAACAACTCCTGCTGCTACAACAACTCCTGCTGCTACAACAACTCCTGCATCGCGTGGAAATGTAGCATCTATTTACCAAAACAGTGAAGTTGATCAATCAACATTTGTATTAGGTCCGTATGATAGTGTAGTTGATCACATGTAATACTTTTGTGCATAATATTGAATATTATACACAACACGAATGCATATAAACATTAATAGTCTATTAATATATCAATGAATATTTTACTCCATTTAAGCAATCTTACTTATGTTCTTAATACAAATTCTCCCTATGTCGATTTTAATGATAGTATTCGATTTTCAGATCCAAAAGGGAACAATTTGTTAGACGGTGATTTCACAAAAATACTTTACTCTAATAAAAATGTAACCTTGAATGGGTTATACTTGGAATTTCCCATTGTAATGAAGCCGAATACAACACAAGATCGGAACTCTTCTATTTTATCGAATTTTTCTATAGAGAATGTCCAAAACCGAAATGTTTTGAGCCAATTGATTATGTTGGAGAAATCATTGTTAGATTTGTATAGTCAAGACAAACAAATACAAAAAAGAACACAATATTCATTGAAAACACAATTGAATACAGGCACGGTTCGCGTATATCGTGAAAATAATGCATCTGATGCGAAATATGTGATTAAAATATCAGGTGTTTGGGAAACACAGTATAAGATTGGAATTACATATAAAATACTCGCGCTATAAATGCTCTCATTATATGAACATATTCATTGTATTTCCCCTGCCGTTTTTTATACCAGGAAATGGAGTTGTTCCATTTCGCAAATCGTGAGTAGTTGATGTTTCTTTGTTTTCAGGAATACCAGTATTGAAATGACTAACATTCACCATATTCGCATCAGCATCATATGTATATTGAAGGTTTTTGATAGACGCACATCCCTCATTCGTATTTCGTGCATATCGTAAAGCGTCATGTTTATTTACTTGTTTTATCATTCCATCGAAAAAATGTAGAATATTTTTGTCGGCATAGGGATAGAACTGGGATCGATCAATCTTGATATGTGCAGCTTTGATCCGTTTGTCCAATAAATTATCTTCATACCCCCACGCCCAGAAATTCGGAAACCCATTTACGCGTTCGAAATCACCGCAGGTAATGGAAACAATTCCACCTAATGCAAATGTGAAACCATAGAAATGTTTCACAGTACCGGGTTTTGTTTGATAGTGCAAGAAATTTTTGCTAAACGGCATTGTATCCACATCATTGAACACTAAAGTAATGGATTTATAGTCAAGGGGATACTTGTCTTTCACATAAAGAAATCCGATGTTTTTCATTGCTCCGCAATTGAATGATTGTTTGTTTGCTTGATGAATGAAATATATTTCGTAATCGTTTTCATTCATATCTTCTAATACGTGTTTCATTTGTCTTCGAAAAAAATACAATTGTTGCTCTCTATCGCGATAGGGAATGATAAACACGATTTTAGGTATGCATTGTTCTTCGATGGTAGATTGAATATTCTCTGTGAATTCACTCATATAATATTTTTTGTGATATAAAAAATATTCTATTGAACGCGACTATTAAGAGCAATTACTACCATCTTCGTAACATGGGACATTATGTGTTGTCCAATCACCCGGATTCGCAAAAGCACACGTTTTTTCGATTCCTAATTGATTTTCTCCCAATACCAATTTCATAAATCCGAGTTCTCCCCAGTAACTACCCCACGAATTTCGAATAATCCAATATTGTTTATCAAGGGCAGCGTCATACCCCCAACCAACAATTGATATAATATGATTGATCATTTTCAATGCATGTGGTTCATCCAATACACCTCCTGTATATTCCACAATTTGTTCCGCATTAATCCCGCACGCAATGGGTCCATTTTTATAGATTTCAGCCTTCATATTATCACTACCTTTTACTGCACCATAACTAGCAATAGTAGCGTTTGGATATTGTAGAATCGCACTGCACGTACCTCCATTGGATGTAAAAGTATTACACGTTTTGCACGTATTTTCAGCAGTACATTGAAACAACGATTTATCACTACAACTCTTTTCTCTAGAATCGGCACTGCACGCTTGATACACCATACAATCTTCGTAGGGGATAGAACCATATTCGTGAATGGCTTTATATGTCGCTAAATGATCCCCACCATTACACGAACCACCCATTCTGCAATTCAATAAAAATTGAATACTGAGATTTATATCAGGCCAAGCGGCTTTTCTAGCAATTTTGATTCGATCTGCTAAAGAACTAATACTTCCGTGGGCCCAGCAACTTCCACAATATACGGGAATATGTTGATTTAGATTTTTCGTCAAGTAATTCACACCATTTACATCACTCCAAGAATACGATTGGGGTAGAGATGAATTGATTGTGTGTTGTATTAAATATTGCTCTGTGTCTAATGATGGCACATATTCATTCAATCTCGCAGTAATCCCAATCAAACCCGTTAATAATGCAAAAATTTTGAACATATTATACTATGTGCAATGAAAATTATATGGGTATTCATTGAACACGCGTGCCGAATGAAAGGGTGTGATTAGTCTTCGACTTATTATCCAACTCCGATTGTATTTTACCCATAATAGGCATTATTTTGGTAATGAAATCATACATAGGTATATTCATAAAACTATTTTCGTATGCATTTTCCACCAATCCATTAAATATATTGTGTAAGTAAAGTAACTCTTCTAACGTTCTAGAAGCCATACGTTTATCGTTTACATCACTATGCGTGCCTTGATACTGAACAAAATATTTGATGAGATGTGTTATTTTGTTAAGCGTTTCTTCGTATAATTTACGAGATGGACCATCTATCTCCCCGTTTACAACGTTCTCATTGCCGTTCTCTTCAAATGCCATGAATTGTTTGTCTTTTTTTAGTTTTTCTATATTTCGATTAATTTTCCCAATTTCACAAACGATTTTTTCATAATTGTCGGTTTTATCGCCGCAACTCGCCATCCCAAAAATATTTTTAACATTACCCATAGCAGATAATTGAGAGTCACCACCATATTTTCGACCGCGTGATCTTCTTTTTTTATGCACTGCCTTTTTTGGTTTGCGGTGTGTCTTACGATTATATTTCGTGTTACGCTTGGACTTGGGTTTGGTGGAACGCGTTTTCATAATATATATAAAGTTAGAGTAAAAATATTCAATATGTAAGTCAGTCCAATCATTATAGTGCTGATGCTGCTTCCGCTTGTTCATGGTATTTCTGTAAAATGACTTGGGGAACAAGTTTTCCCTTAAGCAGTTCCATTTTCTTAAAACATTTATTGATAGTCACTTCACTTACACCACATACTTGTTTTACATCCGTTTTTGATATACTACTATTACACGTTTGAGCAACGAAATAAACAATCCCAGCTGCAATGGAATGAGGAGTATTGTCGTTAATACACGCAGTTTTTTCAATTTTGATTGCAATAAATTTAGCTAATTTAGTCAGTTCAGAACTCATATTCAAACGACTACAATATCGCTCAATGAAAGAACTAGGAGTAGTAGAACATAAATCGTCAGTGGATGCATTTAATGTATTTCCGTTTCTTCCTAAATTACTAACAATGTTTACGGCCATAGAACATCCATTGGTCGCACTGGTTTTATCCAATTTGAAAATCTCGGCAATTTCGTGAGATGTTCTAGGACATCCATTCAGACGACACGAAATATAAATGGATGCGGCTTTAATACCATCACGATTCATTCCACGAAACATCTTCTGTTCAGAAATATCTTTATGAATAGCCATTGCGTCGTCAATAAATATGCGTGGAATTTCGGCGTTTTTAGCCATAATCGTAATAAATTGAAATTCGTCATAAAGGGATTTTTCCTTATGAGGCATTGCCTGCCATTCGGTCCATTTACGAATACGCTTCATTTCATAAGATGCATTGTGTGCGCAAATAATTTTGCACCCAAACGATGATTCTTGTAAGAGCGGGTTAATTGGATTACCGCAACGGGTTGGATCGGCAGAATTTTTATCGTCTGCCCCGTAAAATCTCCATTCCGGCGAATAATCAAGTGTATCCTTATACATTAATCCGCATTGTTTATTCGTGCAAGTAGGAAATCCATCCTCCATAATCATTAGCGGGGCTGAACATAAATTGCATCCAGATGTTTGGTCTAGTTCTTTAGACGCAGTATTATCGTAAATGCATTCAACCTCACTGTTCGGTAAATGTTCCAATTCTACGTGATCTGTGTCGAAAATACTCCATAATTTCTGCTTTTCAGCTGTTGTGGTGAGTGTTTTCTTCTTCTTCGTTCGGCCATTTTTATTATCCATATTGTTTTTTCGGAGTCGTTACAAGTATAATCGAATTTCAATTTTATATTGTTTTCGTAAAGTATTTCGCATCTTTTTCTCGGGATATTGTAACTTATATATAATGTCTGCAGTAGAAGGAGAAGTAGCAAAATTAGCTGAAAAAGACGCAGAACACGTAGCTGGAAAAGACGCAAAACACGTAGCTGAAAAAGACGCAGAACACGTAGCTGAAAAAGAAGGAGGTGGAGGAAGCGCAGGTGGTGGAGAAAAGGAAAAGAAAGAGGAGGAAAAGAAAGAGGAGGAAAAAGGAGGAAGCGCAGGAGGTGGTTCTGATAATAGTGTAAATGACGATGGCTCTAGTGGAGGAGGTGGAGGTGATGGTTGCGATTTAAGTGAAAGAGAAAGAACAAACATTGTAAAACAAATTTCAAATGGGATGGTTGCGCAATTATGTAATGCATCGCTAAATAACCCCCAATTGTCGGAAGAAATTGTTGAAGTTTTACGAAAAACAATTAACGATATTTTTGAGAAACAAGGTTCTACTGGGAAGGAACAACTCGAGGATATAATATTAGCCGCGATCGAAAAATCACTTAATGAGATGAAAGGTTCCTCCCTGTTACTCTATTCAATTACAGACGATACAAATATACCTGAAAATCAAACTAACTTGGATACGTATCATAAATTGATTAATAATTTGTTCAATAAAGCGAGTGAAGATATTGGTAATGTGAGTAATTCGGCAAATAAAATGTTTATTCAGTCAACTTTTATCCAAAATACAAATACTTTATTACGAAATCCTCTACAATTATTAAATAAACCTACAAAAATGAGTGGAGGTGGTCGACGAACGAAACGCGCGCGAAAACCAGTTCATAGCACCATTCGTCGAAAGCGTACCCCCCCACGCAAAACAAAGTCGAATCGGGGTTTTTTGGGAAACAACCGAACGCGCAGGAATATGCAACGAGGTGGTGGTGGTGATGCAGACCCAGATGATGTTGGGACCGCGACGAGTGTGACTACCCCTGAAATAGAAGAATTATCATTAGAAGAAAAACAAGTTCGACTGAAGGATTATTTAACCAAAATGAGGACGAAAGAACAATCCAGACAAGGTCTAATAAATAAATCTGTGCACAGTGAAATCGACGAGCATAAACAGAATATCGAAAACAAAAATAAAGCGATCCAAGACCATGTTGATAAATTAACCACTATTCATAATGAATTGAACAACAGTGAATCACTCACTCCGGATAGAAAAAAGGAGTTGGAACAAACAAAGGCGACACTTGAAGAGGAGAAAAAAAAGGCACAAGCTGATGTTGAAAACTCTCATAGGGCTATAGCAAATCAGAAGGGATATTTGGTACCAGAAAAACCGACCTTTACATCGCAAATTCAATTACGACATTTACCCCACAATAATCAAAGATCATTTTTTGAAAAAAAAAAACAGGCAATGAAGGATTTACATTCAAACACAATGGCTGCTATGAAAACCGAGGAAGAAGCTAATCGTACCCTTCGAAAAACAACACAAGATAATTATAATAAAAAATACAACGACTTGGTTCAAAAACACGGTCGGATCAATGTTATGCGTGGAAATATACCCCCAGACGAATCTCACGATCTCGACAAGGCAAAAGCTGCTGAGAATAAAGCTTTGTTGGAACATAATGAACATAAAGAAAAAATGAAGACTGAAGAGGCTTTACATCAAGCAAGTAAGTCGATAATTAATCAACAATTGAATACAATCAATAAAACAGATCCAAATTCTCGCGCGAATAGGGCGCGGCGGGCATTGGGACTCAAACCACATACTATGGTATATAAACAAGATCAAACGAAGAAAAGTGAAAAGGGTCTTTCGCAGACACAGCATAAAATGAATCGGGCGGCTACTGCAGTCGGAAATACGGTTGTTCACGGTGCTAGTAAATTATTCCATGGTGTAGCTTCCGCTGCGACGCTTGCAAGTAAAATGGCACATAGTTCTCATAAACATTCTGGTTCTCATAAACATTCTGGTTCTAGTCCGGGTTCTGGTTCTGGTTCTAGTCCGGGTTCTGGTTCTGGTCCAATGGATCCGAATATGTCTCCACAAGCCGAAGAAATGCTCAATAATTATAAAAAAGATTTAATTACAAAATTAGGAGACCGACTGGAAGAAACAGAAGAATATTTATTGCAAAAGATTACTGATGTCACGTATTCTCATCTCAATAAAAATCCAACCCCCATAGTTATTAGTGTGACCGACCAAATGCCGAAAGCATTAAGTAATTTACACAAAAATAGTGTGACTATTTTAATATGTGATTTATTAAGATCAAATCGAACTATTTTTGACCAATCCATTACAGATACATTCACTCAATTAAGACAAGCTGACCATAACACGTCATTTTCTCCGGGAGACCCTTTATTTATCGATAAATTTCACGAAATTTTCAGAGAAAAAATAAAGAAATATGTTTTGCCGAAATAATAGTCATATCATTATTTGCATAATAGATTATTCGTTTCCAATAATCTATTATTCGTTTTGCGTTTTACATTTTTATCTTAATTATTCAATATACAATTTATGCAGAAGCCTCAGCCTCTACGTCAGGAGCAGTGAGTGGCGATGCAGGTCTCTTAGCAGGTCTATCCACTTGAACCAGTCTGCGCGTCTCACACATAATAGGTCCGTTCATCACACCAGTAATGTCGGTGGCCTGGAACTCATGCTTCTCGCTCTCGGAACGACTTACGTTAAAGTCAATATACTCTCCCTGAACAAGATACTTGTATTGGGAGTTTGTCACACGAATTGAGGAATAGTGTGCGAAAATATCCTTCCCCTTATATTCACCGTCACTGGATACAGTGATGAATCCAAATCCGGATTTGTTGTTAAACCATTTTACCATACCGGTCAATCTCTGTGCATCATTATCGGAAGACATACTAGTTATGATATTATAACATAGTCACTATTTATATGGTTTCATAATACAAAATACTTATGGTATGTTGTGAGTTGAAGTAATAATTTCTCGCATCAATATATTATACTCCACAATGGGATTTTCTGAACATAAAAAAACGTCAATGTATTTTCTGTTATTTACTATTCTGATTTCCTTGCTATTGAGCCAAATCCCACTGGTCATTCACATTGTAGGCAATGAACCAATTGTTACACACGAAGAACTGTTATAATTAACACTCTTTTATAGTATTCATTATCTCTTCTGGATAATTCATACTCTCTAATATTTTCACAGCTCCTTGCACCTTTGATATACCCTTTTTCATTTTATAAGTATATTTCATTTCTCCTGTTTCTTCATCTTGGACAACATCCATTTTGTAATTACGAATCTGCAAACACTTCTTTAATTTCGAACATACCGATGTATAATGTGTAGTCAAGATAAAATCCACATTGTTGAATTTGGTCAAGTATTTTAGGAATGCATAGGCCGATTTTGATGCTTCCATAGGATTGGTTCCTGAATATAATTCATCAAATATACCGTAATGACGGAATCCCTTTTCTTCTGGATTGTCCAAGATAGTATCAATAATCTCTTTACATCGTCGTGATTCGGCCTGAAACAAACTATCGCGTTCGGAAGTATCCGGTATATTCAAATAAGAATGGATATGTGTATATGGATTTAGCACACATTTTGTATAAAACCCGGCACCCACTTGCTGTGTAAAAATGATATTAATTGTCGTCGTTTTTAATAGGGTTGTCTTACCGGATGCATTCGGTCCCGTTATAATGAGTTTTTTATCCAAATTGCAATCATTTTTTACACCTACATCGTCTTGGACATTATGAAGTGGATAATATGCCCCTTTAAAACTACACGCAGAACTATTATCCAATGTGGCTTGTGAAATATTTCCACTACGCATATGACGAGACACTCCACGCAAATTGTCCAAGAATCCTTCGAAACCAAAAGAATATCGGACACTTTCATCATATTTTGCATTGGAATATAGCTCATAATAACACTTCAATAAATACCCTACACCTCCCAACTGTGCTGCGAATTGTGTTGTGGGAGTAATTGGTTCTAATAAGGCATAATATTCGCGTAAAATAATGATATGATTTTCGGTCGTCTTACAAAACGATGAGTAGCTCAAACGTTGTCCGTGTTTCTCTACAAACTGAACCATATTTTGTATGGTTTGTCCAAGATATTCACGTAAAGCACACATATATGTATTCACTTTGGTGATATTATTGTAAAAGCGAACACAAGACATTACGTTCTGATACATTTGATAGCAATAAAACCCAGCAGCCATGATTACATACAATAATTTATCGAATGTTAGGGAAGATAAATTAGTAAGGGCTTTCCCAATAAAATGGTGTTTTGCTATATCCTTTAGCACATCTATATACATGTCAAATGTAATCGGTATTCCGCGCAATTTCAAAATCAAAAAGGGAAATACCAAAAAGAGAACCGGAATGACTAAACTAATTGCAGGCGACATCATATTCGCCACCGACATAATTTGGAGGAATTTAGAAGAATGATTGAGTGAAGCAATCATTGACCATTCGACAAATCCATATTTCTCTAAAAAATACGTATTCTGTCCTTTAGCATCTTCCCATAATTCCATCAATATTTCCGTATTTAGGGTATAATCGGGCTCCGATTCCATTGTTTGGATAATTTCCTGCGTGTCTCGCAAATATTGGATATTGGACGTAAATTGTTTCTTCCAATCCTGTATGGTTGCTTCTCCAAAAATGTGACTTGGTTGGAACAATTGCTGATACATCGATTTGTCGCTTTTCGACACAACTAATTCTAAATCTTGTCCCACCGTTTCGGATAAAGGACGTATTTCGTCTTCGGGTAAATAGGTGATGGGGAGGCGAAAAGGATAATGCAATACATCGGTTTCTTCCTTTTTTATTGGCGCTTTAGGAATTTCCTCGCCAGTCATTTCCGCAATCGCGTCATCCATTTCCTGTTTTGCGTTTTCAACAATGGGATCAATCCACGAAAACATAACTTACTGTAAAATGCGAAAAAAGGTTATGTCTCTTTACGCATTTTGAAAATTCGAAAACTAAATCTTGGTCGCGAAATCGCCGGGTAATTCCTCGATATTCGATTTATAATGACTCTCAATATTCTTCAGATTCCCAATGTCTTGACGGGTTACGAAATTAATGGCCATTCCCTTTCTACCCCAACGACCACTACGTCCAATACGATGTAAATAAGTATTCACATTGCGAGGAACATCGAAATTGATGACCGTGCTCACCTGCTGAACATCAATACCTCGCGCAGTAACATCGGATGAAATCATAATGCGATATTTACTGCCGCGAAAATCTTGCAAGACGGCCTTTCTTTCGTGCGAAGGCATGGTGCTATGAAGACAACATACGGCGAAATTCTCTTTTATTAGAGCATCATATAAATCAATTACACGATTTACACTGTTCGAATATATAATCATTTGGTTTACAGACAATTGCCCCAATAAATCCTTTAGAGTATCAAACTTGCTATTATCATCTGATAATGCTATATAATATTGCGATATACCCTCCAAATTGAGTTTCTCCGCTTCTATTGTAATTTTTACCGGATTACGCATAAATTTACTAGTCAGTTCCAACATTTCAGGGGGCATTGTTGCACTAAAAACGGCGACTTGCACGTCACTATTCAAGCATTGAAACATATAATGAACACTCTCAATAAACCCACCAGACAACATCTCATCTGCCTCATCCAAAACAAACATTTTAATATCATTCATTTTAATATTCCTACGTCGCACCATATCATTCACACGACCCACCGAACCAATAATAATATGAGGAACATTCATACGCAAATCAGCTGCATCTTCTGCTACAGAGGTTCCTCCAACTAATGTCTTTACAACCAAACCATCCATCATGGACCCCATCCCACTAACCACTGATGTAATTTGGCGCACTAATTCATGTGTAGGTGCTAATATAATCGCCTGGGTTTTCTTTTGTGAAATATCAATACGCTGTAAAGTGCCTACCGTGAAAGCACCTGTTTTGCCTGTTCCTGAAGGGGCTTGGGCAATTACATCACGTTTTTCAATGACCGGTAAAATGGCTGTTTTTTGAATTTGACTGGGATTTTCGAATCCGAATGCATATATACCTCTCAACAAAGGCGTATCTAAATCATATTCGTCCCACTTTTCAATTGTCTTAATTGAATACTCTTCGTCGTTTTGTATGTCGTTATTCTCCATTTTATATACAACACAAGACTATTTTAACTTGTTTCGGCAAAATAATATAAATAGTTGCGCACTGTATTATAGAGTGAGTAAATGACTACTATGAATTGTTATTCCGTTGATTATTTTACAAATTTAGCTTCTGAAAACACCTATGATTTGGAGAATCCAATCCGAGATATTATTGAATATTTAAATACGATTATAGAAACGCCACCTGATGTTACTGAAACGGTTCCTTTGCGGCGTGTAAATCGCAGTTTTGAACGTGGGATAAGACGCAATGGTCATAGAAAAGGGTCTTCACGCGACAATCTTGCGAATATGGCGGCCGATATGGAAGCAGTGCGCAATTTCAAAGCCACCAAAATCGAAGAAAAAGTAGGTATTGAAAAACAATTGAATACCATTCGTATGCAATTGAACAAATTATCTGCGAAAAATTATTCTAGTCAAAAGAATTCCATTATTGAATGTATTAATGAGGTATTATGTCTGGATATTGACCGTGGAAACCACGAACGTATTTCTCAGACCGTTTTCGATATTGCAAGTGCGAATAAAGTTTTGTCGGAAGTATACGCGGATTTGTATGTTGAACTTATTGGACATAATGAATTATTTGGTACAATATTAGACGGATTGGTCGAAAAGTATCGCGCGTCTTTAGACGAGATTGTCTATATCGATCCTGATGTGGATTATAATGGATTTTGCGATTATAATAAGAAAAATGATTTGCGCAAAGCTAGTGTGACCTTTATTATGAACTTGATGAAAAGGTCCATGATTTCACATCAATCTATTTTAGAATTGATTTGTGAATTGCAAGACCGCAGTCTTGAATATATAGACAATGACGATAAGACCAATGAGGTTGAAGAAATTACGGAAAATCTGTTTTTACTAATTACTTTGGGTCGGGATTCTTTAGCAAATGAAGAACTGTGGAAAGAAAAGGTGGTCCCATTTGTTAGGAATTTCGTAACGCTGAAAGCAAAAGAGCATTCTAGTTTGTCGAGTCGATGTGTGTTTAAATATATGGATATGAACATGTCTTAATTATTCAAAATATTGGTATTTTATAATATAATATGTTATATTATAAACATGCCAGAATCAACAGATTCTAATTCTAGTGAATTGCTTACGGGCAATTGGAAATGTACCCGCTTATCCGTAAGTGGACAAGCGGGCGTGAGAGAGAGTGAGGTATTCTCTACTGAGGATGTTACACCTCCTGGTATTAATGCGGATATGTTTTTAAATATTGCCGCAAATAATAGTGGTCATATGACTCGAATTTATAATACGGCTATTCTGAATGAAACGGATACATTTGACGATGATTACTTATTTGGTTCTGGTGTTGATAGGAAACCCGATAATTATACTACTACATTAGATGGTCCTACATATCGCGCAACACCAGTAAGCACAAATGGTTCAACAGAGATTACATTAAATGGAACTACAGCGAATCCTGCTTATTTAGTATATTATGCCGCGTCTAAAAATAGCATTAATTATGGAGTACCTGATGAATCTATGAATGACCGAACTTATCAGATTATTGAATTGACGGACACTACCATGACTCTTTCTATCGGATTTGAGACATCAACTGGCGTTCAAAACTATTGGAACGCTACTTATAATAAGGACAGCACATCATATCCTTTGTATCTTCGTATTCTAAATTTGGAGACTTATGCTGAATTAATTGCAGATGGCGTAACATCCGCGGAGATTCGTGCTCTTGGTTTATCCATATTACAATTAAATGATATGGGAGCTAATTTTAAAGAACTTGAATATTTGGATATACAAGAATTACTTGACTTAGGCGTTTCAGTCAACACATTGAGGCTATATTTTACTTTTGCTGAATTAAGGTTAGTTCTTGAGATTTCTGAATTGAAGGAATTCTTTACTCTTGTTGAATTGAAGTTAGAGCTAAATCTTCCTGAATTACGTGAGGCTGGATTCGAAATTGCTGAATTACTTGAGGCTGGATTTACTCTTGCCGAATTTCGTGTTACTGAATTGTGGAAACAAATTGGTCAAGATATTGACGGAGAAGCTGCAAGTGATTACTCTGGTTATGCAACAAGCACAAGTGGAGATGGTTCAATTGTTGCTATTGGAGCGCCATATAATGATGGTAATGGACCATCTTCTGGTCATGTTCGTGTTTACAAAAACGAGAGCGGAACCTGGACACAAATTGGTCAAGATATTGACGGAGAAGCTTACTATAATTACACTACTTATGGGCAGAATGGACTAAGCTTAAGTGCAGATGGTCAAATTGTTGCTATTGGAGCGCCATATAATTATGATAATGGATCAAGTACTGGTCATGTTCGTGTTTTCCAAAATGTGAGCGGAACCTGGACACAAATTGGTCAAGATATTGACGGAGAAGCTGTAAGTGATCAATCTGGTTATTCAGTAAGCTTAAGTAATGATGGTTCAATTGTTGCTATTGGAGCGCCATATAATGATGCGAATGGAGGAAGTTCTGGTCATGTTCGTGTTTACAAAAACGAGAGCGGAACCTGGACACAAATTGGTCAAGATATTGACGGAGAAGCTGCATCTGATAACTCTGGTTGTTCAGTAAGCTTAAGTGCAGATGGTTCAATTGTTGCTATTGGAGCTCGATATAATGATGGTAATGGATCAAATTCTGGTCATGTTCGTGTTTACAAAAACGAGAGCGGAACCTGGACACAAATTGGTCAAGATATTGACGGAGAAGCTGCAAATGATAACTCTGCAGCTTCAGTAAGCTTAAGTGCAGATGGTTCAATTGTTGCTATTGGAGCGCCATATAATGATGCGAATGGATTATCTTCTGGTCATGTTCGTGTTTACAAAAACGAGAGCGGAACCTGGACACAAATTGGTCAAGATATTGACGGAGAAGCTACATATGATAACTC